GGGCTGCACCATATGCACCATATGCACCATATGTTTTCCAGGTAGCCCGGTAGCCCGGTAGCCCAGGTGTGCCCTGCACCATATGCACCATATGCACCATATTAATTGGTTTCGCCCCTTCTCGGCGCTCGGTCGCTTGTTCAACCCTGGCGCCCGAGGGGCTTGGCTACGGGTCCCTCCCCCTGAGCAAGGGCCACCGGGAGCGGCGCCGAGCGCGGTATTCAGGAAATTTCCGGTTCTCCTATAGCCACCCTGCCCCATATCCCTGGAATGTGGTGCATATGGTGCAGCTCTTATGGGTAATATGGTGCAGGAGAAAATGGGGTCTAGGCCGCGATAACTCTCGGTTTCGCATTAGTTAGCGCGCAAAAGAAAGCCCCGCTAATGAACGGGGCCTGGGGAGGTACGCCGGCAGGCGCGGAGGGAAAAGGTCTAGTAAATATTTTGTTGAAAAATTCGGACTAGACCAACTTTGCCGGAGCGTGGGGGCTTTCGGGGTCTTCGATAGCGAACTCCGACTCCTGATATTCCATGGTCAGTTCACCACGGCGAGCCTCTTCGGCAGGCAACTCGGGGTCATCGAACACGGCGAATACGACCGTGCACTTCGGGTTGTCGCAGTAGACCGTCTTGCCCCGGCAGCGCCGCAGCTTGGCGTGTAGGCCAATCAGATTGGTTTTATTTCCGGTGTAGACCGCATTTAGTTCCATCAGATCAAGTCCTCCAGGTCATCGCCCAGCAGGTCGTCCAGTTCGTCGAGGGACGCGGCCAGCTCGGTGGCGGGCTTCACTCCGGCGGGCCAGACGATGCCATCCTTGGGCAGGGTAGTCGGCAGCTTGCCGGCGCCTGCGGCGTTCAGCTCCGCTTCCAGGGCTTCGAGTTCTTCCCCGGCGAGACCATAGGCCCGTTGCTGGAAGTGGGTCATCGCCACGTCGTCCACGGAGTTGCGCTCGCGAGGTTCCAGGACGTTGGCCGCATCGGTGTGCAGAATCCAGAAGCCGTGGGCCGTCTTGACCATGCCCATGTCCGGGAAGGCCGCGACCGGCATACAGGTGTTGTACTCGGTGTAGTGGTGCTGCCACTCGTAGGCCGAGAAGAACAGCTCTTTGCACTGGATGCACTCGGTGCGATACCAGCAGTCCTTGGCACGGGTGGCCTCCAGGCGGGCGAGGGCGTCACGGGCGGCATGGCAGCGCCACTCGTTCTGTGCACAGGCGCCCTTCTCCGCTTCGAGCAGGCGTTCCTCGCGTTTGCGCAGCACGGTGTTGGACAGGAACAGCTCCAGGTGCCGCAGGTGCGCCATGGACTGGCGGACAGGGATGTGCTGCTCCACCGGCAGCTTGTTGTCGCGGATGATGGGCCACAGTTTGCCGATCACCTCGGTGGGCGAGGGCAGGGTGGACATCAGCTTCAGGGCCTCGTCCTTGTCGGGCCGGTGGGCCATGTTCTTGGCCTTGGTGCTCTTGGCAGGCTTGGTCACAGCAAGTCCTCCAGTTCGTCGGCGGGCTCGATGCCCAGCAGGTCGTCGTCAAGGTCGGCCCCGAGCAGGTCGTCCAGATCGTCCAGGGTGCTGACCGCAGCAGGTGCCGGTGTGCTGGCCGGGCGGTGATCCAGCGTGGCGTTGCCCATGCTCCATGCCCAGCGAGGGTTGTCGGAGTGGAACCACACGCCATCCGAGTCTTCGTGCATCCCCATGTAGCGCATTTCCTCGGCGAGACGGCAGCGGGTCTGGCCAGCGGGTGCACGCACCTTGGTCATGTGCCGGTCGAGGGTCGAGGGGCTGGCGAACTTGCCATGGCAGCGCGAGCAGTACAGGGGCTTAGGCATGGGGCACCGTCCAGCGCTGGGCGTCAGCGGACTGGGAGACATCGCGGCGGGTCAGGGTGACGGTCAGGGCCGGCTTCGGTGCGCGGAGGTTCTTGACGAGGATGCGTTCGGACATCAGGGCGTCGAGGCGTTCGGCGGCTTGCCGGGCGGTCTCTTTCGAGAAGATGCGTTCGCCGCCTGGGAGGGCCCAGCCCCCGTCAGCGTGGCGGAGGACGGTTGCGTGGCCGAGGTTTACTTCGCCGGTAGTCAGTTTCATGTCTTGCTCCTGGTTGAATTGGTCGCGTTCGGCCAGAATGGGCCGAGGTCGGGCGAATGGTATCCCGGCCTGTCCAAAAATTCAACACTTCCGTTGAGGAGAAACCGATGAACAAGGTGCTGATCGGGCTGCTGCTGGCCCAACTGGCTGCCACCGCGTTTTTGTGGCACGACGCCAAGGAGTCGAGGGAGGCGGAACAAAATGCCCTCCAGAAGCTCCTAGAACAGGGCCAGGAGGTCGAAAAGGCCAATCTGAATGCCAAGGTACTGGGTGATCGTCTGGACGCGCTAGACGGCTCCCTGGGGCGCTTGCTGAACGGCGTCCAGGATTTGAAACATGATACTGCTGGCCGCCTGAAGGCCCTCGAAACCGTGACCAAAGAACTTGGAGATACCGATGAATCGTTTGCTTGCCGCCGTTTGCCTGTCCCTGCCGGTGTTGACCGCCTGCTCCGTGAACCAGTCCCAGGTGACGCGGGCCAATGACACCCAGTTCGTGTTCCTGCCCGACGCGCTGCTGGCGGACTGCCGGCTCCCGGTGTGGGGCGGCGGTGCCTGGGAGGACGCGGCGGGTCTGGCCGTGTTGCGCCGGGAGGCCATCCTGGAGTGCAACCTGCGCCTGACGGAGGCCCGGAGGCTCCAGCGGGAGGCGAAACAGGCTGCTGCACCATATGAGCATAAGTTGAGCAAATGATTTTCGGAATGTGGTGCAGCTACAGGCCGCGTCGTTCGTGGCCTCTAGGCTTTCTGCACCATATGATCATAAGAATATAGAGTGTTATATGAGGAGAAGGATATTTATGAATGTCACCATGATTGACGGTAAGCATCATCACATCACACTACACATCACACATTACACATATTACATATAGGATCAGACCCAAAAAATACGGTGCATTTGGTGCAGACCGGCTGGAGCCCACGAACGACGCGGCCTGTAGCTGACCCATATCCGAAAAATCTTAGGTGTATGACATGGTGCATATGGTGCAGGAAGTGGGTAAAACGTTGAAATGAAACCTAACGCCGCCTAGACGGCAAAAGAATTCACCCGCCAAACCGAGGCGCGCCCCCATTTACTTCCGTTTTCGAGGCCACTTTTTTACGAAAGTAGTCTCCACCTAGACCGCATCTGCTCCCTTTTCCCGAACACCGGACAAAAAGAGACCGCCCGAAGGCGGCCTAAAAGTCAGTTGCCGTGTGTCACTTTTTGCCCCGATCAATCGGAACCACGTTGTCCGGCACCACATCTGCCAGTTCAATGCCATTCTCCAGGGCGTCCCAGGCCCGTTTGAGAGCCCCGGCACCTGCGGGGGACAGGTTACGCTGGTCGCCCGTCTGATCGGTCATAGCGCGGTTCTGTGTCCAGATGGTGTACTTCACCCGCCGGCCCCGCTCGTCCGTCCGTTGGTGATCGCCGGCCTTGAAGAAGTTGGCCTGCCGCATGAACGAAGCCACCGCGCCGTTGCGCAGCCCTTCGCCGATACCCTGGGCCTCCAGGGCGTCCTTGACATGCGACCACACACAGATGTCCGTCGTGATAGTCGGATACAGCGGGTCTTCCAGCAGGGTCTCCAGGATGCGCCGGGCGTCTGTCTTGTTCTCCTCCGCCATCTGCGACTTGAACCGGGTCATCGGGGCCCGACCGTATGGGTTGTATAAGTCCGAGAACTTGTACTTCATCAGCGCGTCGTAGAACTGGGCCGGAGACTCCTCGACAAGGCGGTACAGCTCGGTGACGTAGTGGTCGCCTTCCTCCTCCTCGTTGGTCTTGATCCAGTGCTGCACCTCGGCGTTGCTGGCGAACCGCGTGAACAGGACGCAATAGCGGGAGTTGCTTTCGTCGTCCAGGGGAATCGCGTTCTCGAAGTTCGTGGTCAGCAGCATGTTGGTGAAGTTGCGCTCGGTGTACGTGTCCTTCTGCATCTTACGGATCGGCACCGTGGAGTTGGTGATCACGGGCTTCAGGTTGTTGAGCACCATGTGCGCATCCTTGCCCCCGATCTTCACCTCCTCGACCGTGCAGAAGATGCACTCCGCAGCCCAGCCGTTGTACTTCTCCATCAGCGTCTGCGAGTTGATCACATGGCAGTTGTTCTGCCCGACCAACGTGCTGATCAGCTTGGCCAGGAGCGACTTACCCTCTTGCTCGGAGCCCTTGATCAGCAGCGCGTAGTTCAACTTCTGCGCCGGCTTCTGGATGATGTGCGCCATGAAGTCCAGGACGATCTTGCGATGGTTCTCCTCGGGGAACAGGTCGGCCAGGAGGCGCTTCAGCAGCTCGACCCCGCGCTTACCCTTGTGACCGCCAGACGGCAGGTCGCCCACCGGGCTGTACTTGTTGGCCCACTTGTTGCCGTCCTCGTCAAAGATCGGCTCCTTGCCGGGACGGTACTTGATCCCCATGACCTTCGGCACCGGGAAGCCGTTCAACGCAAGGTCGGCAGGCAGATGCTTCGGGTTGTTGGAGTTGCCAGCGGTGCCGAACTGCACAGCGCTGTCGTGGGAGAACAGACCGTTGAAGCCATCACGCGGCAGGGACATCTTCTGCTCGGTGTGGAAGAACACGTTATCCGAGGCCACGTAGACCCAAGGCAGCAGCCACTTCGGTGCTTCCTCGCCGAACTGTTCGCTGAAGGTCTGACGCTCCGGCTGGAGCATCTTGGCGGCGTCGGCCTTGGACAGCTTGTCCTTGGTGATCCGCTCCCACGTCACCATGAGGGCCTGGATAACCTGGGCGCGCTGCACCTCGTTCAAGGAGCCACGCGGCAAGCCCTTGATCTTGTCGATACGGAGCTGAAGGGCGTCACTGTCCTCCGCTTTCAACAAGATGCGCTTGATCTTGGAGACCACGCGGTTGTTGTCAGCTTCGGCGTCCGCGAGAACGACGGCCTTCTTAGACTTTGGGATGCCGAGGAGGTCTTCCAGCTCGTCCTCTTCCGGCTCCAGGTCGTCCAGCATGTCAGCGAGGTCTTCGACGTACTCGTCCTCGTCGTCATCCTCGTCCAGGTCGTCCAGCAGGCCCAGGACTTCGTTGTTGCGCTCCATCTGGACTTCTTGCTCGACTTCCTCCAGGCGGTCGGCCACCCCGTCCTGCTCCAGCGCCCACTTCGTCATGGCCTTGAACGACGGCCACTCGGACAGCGGGTGCGTATCGCAGTCGAAGTCCTTGTCCAGGTCGCCGAACATATGGATACGGCCCAGGTCGAAGACGTTGTGCTGCCCCCGTGCCGGGTCGGTGCCGTGGTCGGAATGAACGAACACGCCGTCGTACACGCGGACAGACGCCACACCGGATGCGTTCACCCAGCGATAGCGCTCGCCGCCGTTGCCCTCGGGCTCGTAGCAGTGGGGCAGGAACTCGTCCATGAACTCCCACGGGTCATACTGCCGGCACAGCGCAGTGATGATCGGCACGCTGGCCTTCTTGTCTTCCGGGTGGCCCTTGCGCTTGCCGCCGGAGTAGACGCGAGTGGTCTCCTTGCTGGACTTCGGCCACGTCTTCGCGTCGTCAGCGGGGTACTTCTTCAGGGCTTTCGCCGGGTCGAAGAAGACGCCGTTATCCTGGGCGAAGAAGTGGTACTCCTGATCCTTGCTGATCGAAGGGAAGTACATGCCCTGCGCCGGCACGTAGGACTCCAGGGCGACCGCGAGCATGTCGGTGTCGAGCATGTAGGCCAGGGCCCGTGCGACCGGCTCGTATTCCTTGGGCGCGATGTCCGACGCCAGCGGGACGAGGATGCGGAACTTCGGCTTGTCCTCGGTGCTGCTGCGGGTGGAGTGGATCAGGTAGGAGAACTCGCTGAACTCGGGGATTTCGCCCAGCATCTGGAAGGTAGACCAGATGTCGTCGCAATTGTCGTCCAAGTCCAGGTTTACGATGGTGCGGCACACCAGTGTGTCGTCGTGACGGTGCTGGTCTTTGCACTCGCCGCCGAAGAACAGGCCGGTGTTCTTGCTAAAGGCACGATCCTTGGGCGACATCGCAGCGTACTGTTCCAGGGTGCACGACCGGCGTGTCACCTTCTTGAACCGTTCTACGATTTCTGCCCACGACCCGTCCATCATGATCAGCTTTCCGCGATCACGGGCCGATGTCGTGCCGTATTTGAGCACGCGATCAGTCATGGCTTACTTGCTCCGTTTGGCGGCCAGCTTCTCGGCACGTTTTGCGAGACGGACTTCCAGTAGTTCGAGCATGTGGGTGGGGATGTCCGCGCCGCCGACACAGCGCCAGATGCGGACGGTCTTTTCGGTGCGGTCGAGGAGTTCGCCGACTTCGGTGTTGGAGAGGTCGTGCACTTCCTGGAGGTGCATCAGCTTCTCGCGGCGGGTCATCGGCTTAGGTTTGCGGGTTTTGGACATTATGGTTCCTCCAGTTGTCCGTGGGTTTGGACAACTAGAGTAACCGAGGCGGGGGATCAAGGGAAGGGGAATTAGAGGAAATCGCTGAAGTCGTTGAGGGTCTTTTGGCCATTGGACATCTGCACCAGCTTCTTCGCTTGCTTGACGGGAACGCGGTTGTTCTCGATCCACTTATACACGTACTGATGGGTCACGCCGAGCTGGTTGGCCAGACCTGGAATCGACTTCTTATTGGTCTCGGGGTCGGGCGGGCAAATCTCAAGGAGGAGCCTGTGTAGCGCCCCCAAGTCCTTATAGTAGGACAGGGTTGCATCGGACATCTGGTTCACCATATAGTTGAATTGAGCCGCCATCATCCCACCCGGCCAGTCGCACCGCAACCACATGAATTGTCGTCAAAGGTGTTGACAAGCCGGAACAACCCGAGGAAGATGGCCGCCATCAGCAGCAACGCTGACAGACAAACCACCAACTGAGTAAACGGAGCAACACATGAGCCAAAGCATCGAGCAAGTAATCGCCGCCAACACCGCCGCACTGGTGGCCAACACCGAAGCCACCCTGACCCTGATCGAGCTGTTCAAAGCTGCCGGTGTCCTGGCTGGCGCCAAGCCTTCCGACAAAGCTCCGGCCAAGCCGAGCGGCAAGACCAACGCCACCCCTGCTCCTGCTGCCGAGCAGGAAGAGGAAGAAGAGGAAGAAGCTGACCCGGACACCGTTGCCGGCCCGCAACCGGACGGCTCCGTGCACTGGGCTGACGCGGCGTCGAACAAGTTCGGCACCTTCCCGACCATGGCCAAGTTCAACGCTGCCAAGAAGAAGTCGAAGGACATCTTCGTGATCAGCAAGAACCTGTTCGACGAGAAGACCGCCGACGCCGAAGAAGCCGCTGCTGAAGCTGCCGCCGCTGCTGCCGCTGCCAAACCGGCTGCCAAGGGCAAGGGCAAGTCCGAGCCGGCTGCCGCCACCCTGGACGACATGGTTGCTGTGTTCAGCAAGTTCATCAGCAAAGACCTGGACGCCGATGTGCGTAAAGAGCGCCATGCCTTCGCCAAAGACCTGCTGGGTCGCCTGGGCGCCGAGAAGGCGTCGGCGGTGGCACCGGAGCACTACAGCCTCGTCATCGCTACCCTGACCTCGGTCATGGAAGGCGAGGAAGTTGATCTGGACGAAGTGTTCGCCGACGAGAGCGACGACGAAGACGGCCTGATCTAACTTCAACCCAACCCGAGGGGGAGCCATGTGCTCCCCTTTCGGCTTTCTGGAGAACGACATGGCAGCACACGCAAGGCTCGGCCCGAGTGGCGCCGAGAAGTGGATGATCTGCCCAGGGTCGATTGAGCTGGAGGCCCTGTTCCCGGACGAAGACCCGTTCGGCGACGACGGCCCCACCCCGTCAGCGGAAGGCACCGCCGCGCACTGGCTGCGGGAGCACCTGCTGGGCAACGGTGGGTCGGTCAAGGACTGGATAGGCGAGTGGATCGACGCGGGCGGCTTCTCGTTCGAGGTCGAACCCGAGTGGTACGGCTACCTGCAACCGGGCATCGAGCGCATCCGCGAGTTCAGCGGAGAGTGGGTCTTCGAGAAGCGCCTGGACATGACGAAGTGGATACCGGACGGCTTCGGTACGCTCGACGCGGGCGGCTACAACGACGACGTGATCATCATTGACGACCTGAAGTTCGGACGCATCCCGGTGTGGGCCGAGCGCAACAAGCAGCTGATGATCTACGCCCTGGCCTTCTGGTGGAACATCGCACGCCACAAGACCAAGGCCACCAAGTTCATCCTGCGCATCGACCAGCCTCGGGTGCCTGGATACGGGGACGAATGGCACACCACGCTGGAGGAGCTGCTGGCCTTCGGCGAGGAAGTCCGGGAGAAGGCGTTGCTGGTTGTCCCAGGCGCGCCTCGGGTGCCGAGTCCGAAGGGCTGCTTCTGGTGCCGTGGCTGTGCTAACGCGGCCTGCCCGGAGCTGGATCAATACATGCTGGCCCAGTTCGGTGTCAGCGAGGAGGAGCTGATCGTGGGCAAGAAGATACCCATGCACGACGCCGACGCCCTGACGCCCGAGCAGCGGTCGGCGATCATCGCGAACAAATCACTATTCAACAAGTGGTTGACTACGTTAGAATCCGATCTGATCGACCGTGCAAGCCGTGGTGAAGACGTGCCAGACTACAAGGCCGTTCCCACCGAAGGCACGCGCCGCTGGGATGACGAAGCTGCCGTCGAGGCCCTGTGCCAGGAGTACCGCGTACCCCGGAACGAGGCCTACAAGACCACGCTGCTGTCGCCCACGCAAATGGAGAAGGTCGTCCCCACCAAGGTGTGGGCGAAGCTCCAGAAGCACGTCGTGCGCCCGGAAGGCAAGCCTGCGCTCGTCCCCGACGCCGACAAACGTCTCGCCATAATTCCGCTCGCGGATATGCTTGACGACCTGGACGATATCGAGGATGATGTGTCCAACGAATTGGACGACCTGATCGGTCTTCCTGTCGTTACCGACCTCGACTGGGAACTTCAACAACTGATCTAAGGAGCCACGAAATGGCTGAAGCAAAGAAGAAACGTCAAGGCACTATCGCGCTGAAGATGGTGCGCCTGTCCTTCCCGAAACTGTTCACCCCTGAATCCTCGACCGAGGACGGCCCGAAGAAATACTCGGCGGGCTTCCTGATCGACCCGAGCACCCCGGAAGGCAAGGCCAATATCAAGGCCCTGGAAGCCGAGCGTGACCGCATCGCCACCGAGCTGTGGGGCGACAAGGCCGAGAAGATTCTCCAGAAGCTGGACGCCGACCGCTCGCTGCTGCGCGATGGTGACGACGCCACCAACCAGGAAGGCGATGTCTACGACGGCTACGAGGACATGATGTACATCACTGCCTCGAACAAGCGTAAGCCGCAGACCCTCGACCGCGACAAGTCTCCGGTGGACGACGAGGACGACGTTCTCTTCGGCGGCTGCTACGTCGATGCCATCGTATCGGTGTGGGGCACTACCAAGAAGGAGCTGGGCGGTAACGGCATCTTCGCTACCCTGGAGCTGGTGCGCAAACGTAAGGACGGCGAGCGCTTCGGTGCTGCCCCGGTAGACGTTGACGACTACCTGGACGACCTGGACGACGATGATGATGATGAAGACGGTCTGATCTAAGAAGTTAGACCACAACCGGAGGGGGCCAAGTGCCCCCTTCTGCACGACTGGAGACCGCGTAATGTCTGAAAAACTACACCTTGACTTCGAGACCCGTTCACCTGTCCCGTTCGGGAAGGCAAAGGGCGCTGTCACGGCGTTCCAGTATGCGAACCATCCCGACACAGATATCTGGTGCATGTCCTACGCGATATGCGACGAGCCTGTGAAGCTGTTCGACCCGTGGGACGGGGACTTCTTCCCGGACGATGTGATCCACGCGCTGAACGACGGTATGCCCTTCGGGGCGCACAACGCCGGGTTTGAATGGTGCATCTGGAACTTCCTGCTGGCGCCTCGCTGGGGCCTGCCCAAGCTGCCTATCGAGCAGATGGACTGCACCGCTGTCCGCGCCGCCATCATGGCCCTGCCCCGCGACCTTGCGGGTGCTTCGCGTGCCCTCGGCCTGGATGTCCAGAAGGACGACGAAGGCAAGCGCCTGATGCAGCAGATGGCCAAGCCCCGGAAGGCCCGCAAGGGTGAAGACCCCGACCTGATCTACTGGCACGACGACCGCGAGAAGCGTGTCCGCCTGGGCGCCTATTGCGTCCGCGATACCGAGGTGGAGCGCCGGCTGGACGAGGTGATCAGCCCCATCAGCCCGGACGAGCGCCGTCTGTGGCTGCTCGACTTCAAGACCAACATGAAGGGCATCCAGGTCGATGTGAAGCTGGCCAAGCGCGCACAGGCCGTCATGGACGTTGTGGCCCAGGGCTACGACAAGGAAATGCAGGAACTCACTGGCGGCGCCGTGCGCTCCGTCACCGAGGTGGCCAAGCTGAAGGAGTGGCTGGAGTCCGAAGGGGCGACCGTCACCGGCCTGACCAAGCAGGACGTGATCGAACTCCTCCAGGTCTACCGGGGCAGCCCGCATATCAAGCGCGCCTTGGGCCTGCGCCAGGAAGCCGGCAAGTCGTCCGTCGCGAAGCTGGTTCGCTTTATCGAGCTGACCCACACAGACGGTCGGATGCGCGAGAACTTCCTCCACCACGGGGCCAACACCGGTCGCGCAGCCGGCAAGGGCGCTCAGCTCCAGAACCTGCCATCACGCGGCGGCCTGAAGTGGCACATCGCCGAGAAGGTGATGCTGATCCTGCTCCAGGAGTCTGACCCGGTTGTCGCGGCAATGCGCATTGAGTTGATCTACGGGCCTGTGCCGGAAGCCATCAGCTCCTGCCTCCGTGGCCACCTGATCGCGCCGAAGGGCAAGCGCCTGTTCGTGGCTGACTTCTCGAACATCGAAGGCCGCGTAGCAGCGTGGCTCGGCGGCGAGGACTGGAAGATCGCGGCGTTCATCGACTACGACACCATCATGCGCGAAGCCGATGGCACCGTGATCCTGGACGCCAAGGGCGAACCGCTGCGCCGGGGCCCTGACCTGTACAAGGTGACTGCGGGCCAGATTCTCGGCAAGCCGCCCACCGATGTGAACGGCACCGAGCGGAACGTGATGGGTAAGGTTCCTGAACTGGCCCTGGGCTTCGGCGGTGGCGTCGGCGCCTTCGTTTCCATGGGCAACATCTACGGCGTCAACATGGCCGACTACTGGGACATCATCCAGGAGTCCATGCACGGCAAGTACCTGTCGCAGGCCGCCAAGAACTGGGATCGCTTCGGCAAGAACAGCGGTATGCCCGAGGCCGAGTGGCTGGCGTCCGAGACGGTCAAGGTCGCATGGCGTGCCCGGCACCCTGGCATCACTGCCTGCTGGTACGACGCTGAAGAGGCCGCGATCAAAGCCTTGGAGCAGCCGGGCAAGTGGCATGAGTTCGCAGACGGGAAGCTGGCCTTCGGCTGCCGCCGGTACAACGGCATTCCGTTCCTGATCGGGCGCCTGCCCAATGGCCGCCGCATCTACCGGGCGAACGCCAAGATCAAGGACGTGAAGAAGTTCGGTAAGATGTCCAAGGAAATCTGGTTCCAGACCGTGGACGGCGTGACCAAGCAGTGGATATGGACGAACACCTACGGCGGGGACTTGTTCCAGTCCTTCGTGCAGGGGATCGCCCGTGACATCATGATGAACGGCTGGGTGAACGTGGACGCGGACGGCTTCGACGTGGTGCTCCAGGTACACGACGAACTGGGTGCCGAGGGCGACGAAGACCGTACCCTGGAGGAGTTTGAAGCGGGTATGATTCGCCTCCCACCATGGGCCAAGGGCTGCCCCGTCTCGGCGGCAGGCTACACCGCACAGCGCTACAGGAAGGACTGATGGTCACTGAATCACCTATCGAGAAGTACGTGGAGGACGAGGCAAAGAAGGCCGGTTGGCTGGTACGCAAGCTGTCGTGGGTTGGCCGTCGCGCCGCCCCCGACCGCTTCTTCGCCAAGGACGGTCGCATCGTCTTAATCGAGTTCAAGAGGCCGAGCAAGAAGGCCGAAGGGCTCCAGGCAAAAGAGCACAGGATGTTGCGGGCCGCCGGGGTGGAGACCCATGTGTGCGACTCGCCGCTCCAGGCGCTGGTGATACTGGGGATCGTAGATGCGTAGGCCATACGAAGCGCTGCGGAAGTCGCAGCACAAGATCATCCAGATGATCAAGGACAACACCGGCACGTTCATCGCGGCGGACATGGGCATCGGCAAGACCGGTGCCACCCTGACGGCTATCCGTGACCTCCTCGACCTGTTCGAGGTGAACCACGTTCTGGTCGTCGCACCGAAGCTGGTGGCCGAGGAGACGTGGCCGGAGGAGATTGACACCTGGGCGCACACCCACGTCCTGGACTACGAAGTCCTGACCGGGGATGCCGAGCGCCGCGAGCAACGCGCCCGCCGCCTGCCCGAGCTGTCGATTATCAACCGGGAGAACCTTCAGTGGTTGCTGGAGTTTTGGGGCAAGAAGTGGCCGTATGACATGCTGGTGCTGGACGAGCTGTCCAGCTACAAGTCGCCCACGGTGCGCAACGAAGCCACCAAGGCCCAGGTCGCCAAGGAGACCGAGCGGGTGCTGGCGGAGTGGCCAATCGCGGAGCACGGCCAGAAGGTCACGGACAAGAAGCTCAAGCAGGCCCTGGCAGCCCTTGAGGGCAATCTTACGCGCTTCGGGGTACTCTGCGCTGTCCGCAAGCGTGCAAGCCGCGTAGTGGGGCTCACAGGGACTCCTAGCCCCAATGGCCTGCTGGACATCTGGAGCCAATACTTCCTGATCGACCAAGGGGTGCGCCTCGGCACGAACTTCTACCAGTACCGGAAGCGCTACTTCCAATCGGACTTCAAGGGCTACAAGTACACGCTGGACGAGGGCAGCTTCGACATCATCATGGAGAAGGTCGCCGACATCACCGTGGCGATGAAAACCTCGGACTTCACGGACATGCCGCCCATGATCCACAACGTCGTCCGGGTGAAGCTGCCGCCGAAGGTGATGAAGCAGTACAAGGAGTTCGAGCGCACCATGCTCCTGGAGGAGCACGACATTGAAGCGGTAAATAGTGGGGTCTTGACCGGAAAACTTTTGCAATTGGCGAACGGCTCCGTGTATGGTCTCGAACGCGAGGTATTCGAGTTCCACTCGCTGAAGCTGGAAGCCCTCGACAACATCGTGGAGGAGGCCCAGGGCGCGCCGATCTTGGTCTTCTACAGCTACGAGTTCGACCTGATCAAGCTGCGCAAGCGCTACCCGTATGCCGAGGTAGTGGGCGAGGCGAAGAACGTGCAGAAGCGGTGGAACGCCGGGCAGATTCGTATGCTGGTGGCGCACCCAGCCTCGGCAGGTCACGGGCTGAACCTCCAGTATGGCGGCCACATCGCGGTCTGGTACGGCCTGAACTGGAGCCTCGAACTGACCCAGCAGGCTAACAAGCGGCTGCTGCGCCCCGGCCAGGACAAGCCCGTGATCATCCACAGCATCGTCGCCACGGGCACCAAGGACGAGGACGTGCTGGAGACGCTGCCAATCAAGAACGCCTTGCAAGAGGCAATGCTGGACGCCCACCGCTGGACTGGCGAGGGCGAATACGAAGTGGTCGAAGACGACCTGGAGGACTTGATATGAAGACACAACTGTCACCGCAGGAACTGATGCTGGTGTTCCCGCGCATGACGGAGGCCCGCGCCACGGAGGTGATCGTGCTGATCGACACCGCCCTGGATGCGTTCCCCAAGATGGACACGAAGATGCGTCTGCTGGGCTTCCTGGCCCAAGCCGGCGTGGAGTCTGGCGGCTTCACCAAGACCCGCGAGTCGCTGAACTACAGCGTGACGGGCCTGCTGAACGGCTTCCCGCGCTCGCGCATCAGCGAGGCCGACTGCCGCCGCCTGGGCCGCAAGGAAGGCGAAGGCCCGCTGTCCCGTGATCGCCAGATGGCTATCGCCAACCTCGTCTACGGCGGTCGCTACGGCAACACCCAGCCCAACGACGGCTGGAACTATCGCGGCGGCGGGCCGTTGCAGCTGACCTTCCGCGACAACTACCGCGCTGCGGGTATCGCCCTGGCCATGCCGCTGGACGCGAAGCCGGAGACGATTGAAGACCCGCTGATCGGTATGCTGGCGGCGCTGTGGTACATGGTCTCCCGCGTCAACATGGACGACCTCGACGCCGGGCGTATCGAGGCGGTGTCCAAGGCGGTCAACGGCGGCGTCAACGGCCTGGACGAGCGCAAGGTACTGTGGAACCGGCTGAAACAGTTCGCGTAAACCGGGTCTAGACCCCAAACAAACTCCGAGGTATAGTGCGGTCTTGACCCCATTATCTTCGGAGTTTTTTTATGGCTTACGTTCGCTACGTGGACAAGCGCTTCAACCGCGCCAACTCCATGCTGATCGACTACATGAACGAGTTGATCGGGGAATACCAGCGCCAGGGATATGTGATGACGGTGCGTCAGCTGTACTACCAGCTGGTTGCCCGCGACGTGATCCCGAACACCCTGGCCGACTACAAGCGTGTCGCCAGCATTATCAACGACGCCAAGCTGGCCGGCCTGATGGACTGGGACGCGATCACCGACCGCACCCGTGACTTCGTAGGCAACTCGCACTGGACATCGCCGGCCCGCATCATCCGTGGTGCTGCGAACTCCTACGGCGAGGATATGTGGCTCGACCAGCCGGCCCGCGTCTTCGTGATCATCGAGAAGGAAGCCCTCGTCGGCATCATGGAGCGCGTCTGCCAGGAGCACGATGTCCCGTTGATGGCCGCCCGTGGCTACCCATCCGGCTCCGTGCTGCGCGAGTTCGCCGAGAACCAAGTCCTGCCGGCGATCCAGTCGGGCCAGGAGGTGCACATCCTGCACCTGGGCGACCACGACCCCTCCGGCATCGACATGACCCGCGACATCGTAGAGCGCATGGAAATGTTCACCTTCGGCGACCTGTCCCGTGCCAACGTGACCCGCCTCGGCCTGAACATGCCGCAGATCGAAGAACTGTCGCCCCCGGAGAACCCGGCCAAGACCACGGACAGCCGCTTCGACGGCTACAAGCGCCAGTTCGGCACCTCGTCCTGGGAGCTGGACGCCCTGCCCCCGGACTACCTGCACCGTCTGGTAGACGAGGAGGTCAACAAGATCAAAGACCAGCGCATGTGGGACGCCGCAGTGAACCGCGTCGAAGCACGCCGGGCAGAACTGACCCAGCTGGCTGATCACTATCCTGAAGTGGTCGAGCGCATGGCCAAAATCCTCGCACGCCGTGGGGAGTAAAACGCAGCCATGACCGCAAAAGAAACCAAACGCCGGGGCCCTGGGCGGCCAACGCTAACCCCGGAACAGAAGCAGCAACGGGCAGCGCAACGCGAGCTGGAGAAGCTGGAGGCCGAAATGAAGGCCAATGCTGGCGATGACTTGCTGGACGACCTGCTGGGCACCGCGCCTGCACAGGACGCTCCCGAGCGCGTTCACCAAGATGACGCCTTGGGCCCGGTGTCCGCCAACTGGCTGGCCCAGGTCTTCGGCTTCGACCGCATGACCGTCAAGAAGCGGCTGGTCGAGGGCGGCTGCCCAATCGTCATGCGCAAGAAGGGCGCCCCGCTGTACAACGTGTTCGACGCTGCGGCCTATCTGGTCAAGCCGAAGATCAACATCGCGGCCTACGTGCGCGGCCTGCGCCCCCAGGACTTGCCGCCGTCGCTGTCGCAAGCCTACTGGGACGCCCAGCTGAAGCGGCAGAAGTGGGAGGAGAACGCCCGCAACCTGTGGCGCAGCGAGGACGTGCTGGAGGTGTTCGGCGACCTGTCCATGATGCTGAAGACCACGATTACACTGTGGGTAGAGGAGGTCGATCGTATCGAGGGCCTGACCCAGGCACAGCGTGACCTGATCACGGAGAACAGCGACAACCTGCTGGCCCGCATCCACAAGCTGATGGTCGAGCAGCCTCGCCTTCGCAACACACCGTCGTCGGTCAGTGAACTGGACGACCACGACAACGACAGCCAACCGGAAGGAGGTGCTGAATGATCTTCCGCTCGCTCCAGGACATGATCAATGCGGCAGCCGCCGGGGTGCGGCAGCCTGAACGCCTGACCGTGGCCGAAGCCGCCGAGAAGTACCGCGAGCTGAACAACGTGGGCTCCTACGTGGGCATGTGGGACAACACCATCGCGCCATACCTCGTCGAGCCCATGGAGGTGCTGACCAGCACGGACTACCTAGGCATGGTCTTCGCCGGGCCTGCGCGTACCGGCAAGTCGGATATGTTTTTCAACTGGCTGGGCCATACCGCCATCTGCGACCCCGCCGACATGCTGATGATCCACATGACCATGAACGTGGCCCGCGACTGGTCGGCCAAGGACTTGCGCCGCGTCTTCCGCCATTCTCCGAAGATCGGCGCGACCGTGGCACCGGGCCGTGGTACGCACGACATTAAGTTCCTGTCCGGTATGCACCTCCAGGTGAAGTGGCCCGCCATTTCCGAGCTGTCGGGTAAGACCGTGCCTCGCGTCTGGCTCGCGGACTACGACCGTATGCCCGAATCGGTGGACGGCGAAGGCTCCCCCTACGACCTGGGCGCCAAGCGTACAACGACCTTCCGCCGCAACGGCATGACAGTCGCGGAGTCCTCGCCGGGCTATGAGATTGACGACCCGAAGTGGATGCAGAAGACCCCGCACGAAGCCCCGCCAACCAAGGGTATCCTGGCGCTGTACAACCGTGGCGACCGCCGCCGTCTGTACTGGCGCTGCCCGCACTGCGCGGTGCCGTTCGAGCCAGACTTCAAGCTGCTGCAAATCCCGAACAGCGCCGATCACGTCGAGGCGGCAGAGAACACCGCCCTGATGTGCCCGCACTGCACCTGCCTGATCTTCCATGACGCCCGCGACGGCCTCCCTGGCAAGAACGAGCTGAACCAGATGGACTTGGGCAACGCCCGGTGGGTGCGCGACGGGGAAATCTGGACGCCCTGGCAGAAGGCTGGCGACAACCTGAAGGGCTCGGTCGAGGGTAAGCCTTTCCGCTCCGACATCGCGTCGTTCTGGATGAAGGGCCCCGCTGCCGTGTTCACGACGTGGCGCGACCTTGCGCTGAAGTGGCTGAAGGCGATGGAGGAGTACGAGCGCACGGGCTCGCAGGAGTCGTTGCGCACCACGGTCAACACCGACCAAGGTCTGCCGTACCTGCCTCGCGGCCTGGAGGACAGCCGCTCCCCGGACGACCTGAAGAACGCCGCCGAGCATCTGCCGCAGCGCGAGGTTCCCGAGGACGTGCGTTGGCTCCAGGCGAACGTGGACGTGCAGAAGCGCCGGTTCGTGGTGCAGGTCACGGGCCAGCGGCCATACGGCGACATCGTGGTGATCGACCGCTTCGACATCCGTAAATCCAAGCGTACCGACGAGGACGGCGACGTGGAGACCATCGCGCCCGCCACCTACCTGGAGGACTGGGACGCGCTGATCGAGCGTGTGATCCTGGCGGACTACCCACTGGCGGACGGCTCCGGCAAGCGCATGAAGATCAGCTATACCGCGTGCGACTCCGGCGGTGCGGCAGACGTGAAGAACGACAGCTCCACGACCAAGAACGCCTACGACTTCTACCGGCGCCTGCGGGATCACGACGGCAGCGAGTTCCCACGCGGTCTGCACCGTCGCTTCCAGCTGGTGAAGGGCAACCCGAATATCAACGCGCCACGGGTTTACATCACATGGCCAGACTCGGCACGTAAAGACCGCCACGCGAACGCACGCGGCGAGATTCCGGTGCTGCTGATCAACACCAACGTGATCAAAGACCAGTTGGACGGCCTGCTCGACCGTACCAAGGACGGCGGCGGCAGGGTGATCTTCCCGCGCTGGCTGCCCGACTGGTTCTGGCAGGAGGTGTGCTCGGAAATCCGCACCACGAAGGGCTGGGAGAAGCTGCAAGACCGCAACGAGGCGTGGGACTTGCTGGTCTACCACATCGCCATGGCGCTGCACCACTTCCACATCGAGCGCATCGACTGGACGCAAGAGGACGCCCTGGAGGGCTACGCGCTACCATGGGATCGCAACACTGAAATCTTTGACCCGGAGGAGGTGGAGGAGCCGTACCGGGATGACGAAGACGATGATGACGAAAGCCTGGAAGCCCTCGCTGCGGCGCTGGCCTAAGTCATTAAAAGATTGAATTTCGGGGTCTAGACGGGATATTCTCCCGTCCTGATCCACCAACTGGAGAACCACCCATGGATTACTGCAAGTTGCTAAAGGAGGCCGAACAGGCGTACCACCGGCTTATGGTCGGCGGTGCGGTTGCCGAGTTCCGCGACTCCAACGGCGAACTGGTGCGCTACACGGCCCAGTCTGCGCCACGCCTGAAAATCTACATCCAGGAGCTGAAGGCCAAGTGCCCTAGCGCTGTCGGCGGCGGCCTGGATGCTCTCCGTCCGTTCGGGGGTATCTTCTGATGCAGGCACCTGACGAGCTTGAAGACCTGATAGGCATCCCCGTACCGGCGGAGTCGGCTGTCTTCCCGCTGGGTCGTGGTGGCACTCCGGCGTATGACGCTGCCGACGTTTCGTCTCGGGAGCTGATGACCTGGGCACCCTCGGTCGGTTCTGCCGACCTGGACATCCTCCCCGAGAAGGGCACCCTGGACTCCCGCGTGCGGGACGCCTCGCGCAACGATGCCTACGTGCAGAACGGCGGTCGCGTGCTCCAGGACGCCATCGTCGGCGAACGCTTCCTCCTGAACTCGAAGCCGAACTTCAAGGTGCTGGGTCTGGACGAAGTGTGGGCCGAGGAGTTCCAGGAAGAGGTGGAGGCCAAGTTCACCCTGTTCGGCGAGTCGGATCGCTGCTACTTCGACGCATCGCGGCACAACACCTTCACGGGTCTGGTGCGCCTCGCGGTCGGTATCTACGGCCTCGCGGGTGAAGTCCTGGCTACTGCCGAGTGGATTCGCGGCGCCTTCCGTCCGTACTCCACCGCCATCCAGATGGTAGACCTTGACCGCCTGTCCAACCCGCTCGGGGAAATGGACAGCCGTTGGCTGCGCGGCGGTGTGCAACGCGACCAATGGGGCGGCCCAGTCGGCTACCACATCCGCATGTCGCACCCTTCGGACGCCCTGGAGGACGACAACTGGACGTGGAAGTACGTGCCGGCCACCCGTGGGCAGGTGATGAACATCCCCGGTTGGGATCGGGCACAGGTGATCCACATCATCGAGCAAGACCGCCCTGATCAGTCTCGCGGCGTTGCGGCCATCGTGGCAGCGCTGAAGGAGACCCGCATGGGCAAGCGCTTCCGTGACACCGTGCTCCAGTCGGCTGTCCTGAACGCCAGCTACGCGGCCAGTATCGAGTCGGACTTGCCTGCGGAAGTGATCGCGGCCCAGGTCGGCGCTGGTGGAGACTCCGGCAAGGCCCTGTCCAAGTACGCCATCGACTACCTGAAACAGGTGAACCGCTTCGTAGGCAGTAGCCGCAACATCGGGCTGGGCAACGCGAAGATTCCGGTCTTCTACCCAGGCACGAAGATGAAGCTGCAACCGGCAGGCACTCCAGGCGGTGTGGGCACCGATTTCGAGAAGTCGCTGCTGCGCTACCTCGCGGCCAGCTTCGGTGTCACCTACGAGCAGCTGTCCAAGGACTACTCGGCGGCGAACTACTCGAACCTCCGGGCAGCCATCGCCGACGCGGGCCGCACCAACCGGGTGAAGAAGCGCATGGTCGCTGACCGCTTCGCGAACGCCATCTACCGGCTGTGGCTGGAGGAGGCGATCAGCAAGGGCGATATCACGTCCATGCCGCGCAACGCCCCGAACTGGTATCAGGGCCTCAACGCCGAGGCGTACTGTGCAGCGGAGTGGATCGGTGCGACCATGGGCCAGATCGACGAGCTGAAGGAGACCCAGGCGGCTGTCCTGCGGATCAACAACGGCCTGTCTACCCGTGAAGACGAGCTGGCTCGCCTCGGCAAGGACTGGCGTCAGCTGTTCCCGCAACTGGCCCGTGAGAAGGCCCTGGCGGAGCGCAACGGCCTGGACTTCAGCCAAGACACCACGAAGAACACCATGAACGCCGCATCGGGTGAACCTACCGACGAAGGCAAGAATCCCGAAGGGGAAGGAGACAAGTAAATGACTGTACTGGCCGCTCGCTTCAGCAACGCGCCGGTCATGGTCAGCCCGGATCGGGCGGATTGGTTGGGCCAATGCCTGACCGCCGTCCAGTCCGAGCTTCCCAAGATCAAAGAGCGGATGAACGTGGACACCCCGAAGATGCAGGACGACTACTGGCCGTCCAGCGACTCCTGGCTTGCCGCGTTCCGTCCGTACAACGTGAAGAACAACACGCTGGTGATCCCAGTCAAAGGAATGCTGCTGCACGACTTCGCGTGGCAGCTGTTCGACTGGGCCACGGGCTACGTGTACATCCAGAAGGCGTTCGAGCGCGGCATGGCCGACCCGGAAGTCCACCGTATCGCCCTCATGATCAACTCGGGCGGCGGCGAGGTCGCGGGCAACTTCGACATGGTGGATCGCATGTACGCCATGAAGCAGGAAGAAGGCGCCAAGCCGGTCTGGTCGTTCGTCAACGAGCACGCCTACTCGGCGGCCTACTCCATTGCCTCGGTAGGCGACCGCATCGTGGTGCCGCGCACTGGTGGCACTGGATCGGTGGGAGTTGTCACCTCGCATGTTGACATTTCCGGCGCAATGGAAAAGAATGGGGTCAAGGTCGAGTTAATTTTCTCGGGCGAGCACAAGGTAGACGGCAACTCTTACGCCGCGCTCCCTGCTCCAGTCCGCGAACGTATCAAGGCCCGCCTCGACGGTCTGCGCGGAATCTTCGCCGGCACCGTCGCCCGCAACCTGGGCATCAGCGTCGAGGCTGTAATGCAAACTGAAGCGCTCACGTATGGCGCAGACGAATCCGTTAGTGTAGGCTTCGCCCATGAAATTCGCCCAATTGACGAAAGTCTGGCGGACTTCACCAACGGCACTTTCAATGATGAAAATGAGGAAGTTGAACCCATGACTACCGCTGCTGCTCCTGCCGCCGCTCCTGCTGCCGCCGCTCCTGCTGCCGCCGCTGCCGCCCCTGCTGCCACTACCGAGCAGGCCACCATCACCCAGGCCAACGTTGAACAGGCTAAAGCTGAAGGCACCCAGGCTGGCGTTACTGCCGAGCGTGCGCGTATCAGCGGCATCCTCGGTCACGCTGAAGCCAAGGATCGCAGCGAGCTGGCCACCCACCTCGCCATGAACACCAATATGTCCGTCGAAGAAGCGGCTGGCATCCTGGCTGCCTCGCCGAAGGGCACCGCCGCCCCCGCTGCTGCCGCGCCTGCTGCCGGTATCGACGCTCTGATGTCGCAGAACACGCCGCAAGTCGGTGCTGGCGACGAGAACGCCGAGAACGCCGATCAAGGCAAAGATCAACTGAACACCCTGCTGTCGGACTACCGCGCCGCCGCCGGCCTGCCGAAAGCTAAATAAGGAGACACACGCATCATGGCTAAAACTCTGATCCCAACCGCAAACGCCGGCATGGCCGGTTCGCAGACCGACAGCTTCACTACCCTGGAGCTGCTGCACGGCGACATCCCGCCAGTCTGGACTGACTTTGCACTGCTCAAGCAGGCTGACGTGGCCGCCCTGCCGGCTCGCTTCATCATGCGCGGCTGCCCGGTCAAGTTCGACCCCGCCACTCGCGCCATTACCTTCCTCAAGCTGGAAGCCGCTGACGAAGAAGCCAACGCCATCCTGGTGCACGACATCGACCTGGACAGCGTGAAGGAACTGGAAGCGCAAGGCGTGCCTACCTCGGTGCAGCTGTACCGTGGCGGTTCGTTCAACACCCAGGCCGTGGCCTACGCTGCGCAGTCCGGTGGCGCCACCATTTCGGGCCCGGCTGCCGAGGAGGCGATCCGCGTTGCCTTCGAGACCGGCACCAAGCACGACATCGTGGTCAAGGCTCCGGCACACCGTAACCTCGACTTGTAATTCAACCGCCGGGTAGACAACTACCCGGCCCCACCGCTACACTGCGGCGCGAAACCACCAAAATTCAATAGCTTGAGGAAATGGCAACATGACTATCCAAGTCACCATGTACGACACCCAAACCCTGCTGGGCCTGTACCGCGAAGTGGAGCCGGTCTCCGACTACTTCCGCGCCCTGGGCTTCCGCAGCGTCGTCAACTTCACCGACGAGTTCATCGACTTCCAGAAGATCAAGGAAGGTCGCCGCCTCGCTCCGTTGGTGCTGCCGACCGTGCAAGGTAAGCCGGTCTACAACGAAGGCACCGAGCTGACCCGTCTGAAGGCCGCCTACGTCAAGCCGAAAGACCCGATCAGCCCGTCCCGCATGATCAAGCGCCGCGCCACCGAGTCGCTGTTCACCCCGAACGCGCAGACTCCGGCCCAGCGTTTCAACGCCATCCTGGGCGACATCATCCGCACCCACCGTCAGACCATCGAGCGTCGTGAAGAGTGGATGGCGGCCCAGGCCCTGATCTTCGGCAAGATGACCCTGCAAGCCGACGACTACCCAACCCGCGTTGTGGACTTCAAGCGCGATCCTGCCCACACCGTTACCCTGGCCGGTGACGCACGCTGGTCTACCATCGGCGAGGCCAACTCGCAGGCCAACGTGATGAAGAACCTGAACGACTGGATCGCTCGCGTCCGTCGTGCCAAGTTCGGCGGCCCGGTCAACCGCGTCACTGTCGGCGTGGACGTGATCGAATACATGCTCCAGGACAAGGGCGTCGTGAAGCAACTCGACCTCCTGACCCGTGGCACCAACGCTGACCTGAACACCGGTCTGCGCGATGGCTCCTACGTCGAGTACATCGGCAAGCTGGGCCCGAACGTCGAGCTGTGGGTGAACGGCGAATACTACGAGGAAGACGACGGCACCCAGGTCAACTACATGCCTCGCGACGGCGTGTTGCTGTCCGGCCCGGCCATCGACGGTGCTCGTTGCTTCGGCGCCATCCTGGACGATCAGGCCAACTTCGCGGCCCAGGCTGTGTTCTCGAAGATGTGGCGCCAGGAAGACCCGAGCGCGGTCTTCGTGATGTCCCAGTCGGCTCCGCTGCCGGTGCCGGTCAACCCGAACAACACCCTGTTCGCTAAAGTCCTCTAAGGACAAACCCGGAAGGCGGCCTACGGGCCGCTTTTCACAACTGTCTACTGACACTGGAGCTGCACATGACTTCTATCAAAGACTCGTTGATCCTGATCCTGCTGATCGCCCTGCACTACATCGAGCGCGTGAACCCCGAGACCGGCAAGCCCGAGGGTATCTCCCCCGGCAAGCCGTTCAAGTCCACCCAGGAAGAGGCTGACTTCCTGATCCAGGCCGGTGCCGCTCGCCAAGCGTCCGCCGAACACGCAGCAGGCAAAGCGTCCGCCGGCCACCGCACGGGTGCCGAGCTTCGCCAAGTGAACGAAAACGCCACCAAGACCCCATCTAAATCCGAAAATGGCGAAGGTGACGACAACGAAGAGGAGGAAGAGGAAGACGAGCCTGCCCCGGCGGCCAGCACCCTCGAACTCCCTGCACTGAAGGAACGCGCCACGGCCCTGGGCCTGACCTTCCCTGGCAACGTCGCCAAAGCCAAGCTGCTGAAGTTGGTGGAGGACAAGGAAGCCGAACTGGCCTCCGCTGGTGACGACGCTGACGACAGCGGCCTGATCTAATGGCCGGCTCGTTCCGGGAGCTGAAGCGCAGCGCAAGGCGGCAACTCCACACCGCCCTCGCAGACACTGTGCTTTACCTCCCCGAGCGGGGTGCCACTGCTGTAACCATCACTGCCCGCATCCACGATAAGTTCTCCGACTCCGGGGATATCGAGGGCGGGCAGTATGCTGAACGGCACGAAATAACCCCGCGTATCCGGTTTGTGGACTTTCAACCCAAGCAGGGAGCGGTCGTAGTCACCCAGGACATGGGCGCCTACCTGCTCGGCCCGACCTACCCATCCCACGACATCAGCGTGGACGCGGACGTGGAGCGCCTGACGGCATCCAAGGCCAAGATGGAAGGTCTGGACATCACATTGCCATGGTGTGGTCTCGCGCCACCCGAGGAGGACTGATGCAGCAAGACTACGTGGTGGCGGTCTCCGGCCTGAAAAGCCTGGAGGACATGACCAACCTGGACGCCGAGATAATCGCGAACGCCCGGATGGCGATCAACCGCACCGTGGATCGGGCCCGTGCTGCAAGCGCCCGTGAAATGCGCGACCAGATCAACTTCCCCGCTCGCTACCTGTCCGGCACCAATGGCCGCCTGCGCGTCTCCGAACGTGCAACCGACACCAGCCTCCAGGCCGTCATCACAGGCCGCGACCGCCCCACCAGTCTCGCCCGCTTCGCCACCACACGCGACCCTGCTGCCACCCGGCGCCAGGGCGGCGTGCGTGTGACGGTCGATCCCGGCAAGTCCAAGTTCATGCGCGGGGCCTTCCTTATGCGCCTGAACAACAATAACCTGGGCCTCGCGATCCGCTTGAAGGACGGCGAGCGCATCCTGAACAAGTCCCGCATGACCCGCATCGGCGCCGGCCTCTACCTGCTGTACGGCCCGAGTGTGGATCAGGTATTCCGCTCGGTTGCGGACGATCAAGCGCCGAAAGCCGCTGACTTCCTCGAAGCCGAGTTCTTACGACTGATGGAGCTGTGACATGAAACCCCTACGCTTGCGTATCCAGGAAGCCATCACCGCTGTCCTGGCCGAAGTACCCAAGACCTACGGCGACACCGAGACCCTGGAGGGTCACGTCTTCCGGGGCCGCGCACTGTTCGGCGATGACGACCCGCTGCCCATGATCGCGATCCTGGAGGACGTGGACGAGAAGCTGCAAGTTCCGACCCCTGTCGGCGGCCAGACGAGCAAGACGCCGTGGACGCTGCTGGTGCAGGGCTTCGCGGAAGACGACCGGCTGAACCCATCCGACCCCGCCCAGGAGCTTCTGGCGCTGGTCAAGCAACGTCTGACGCGGGAAGCCGTGAAAGCCCAGGGAACCACACCCGGCAGGCCGCCCGCCACCGGCCCAGGCACCGGCCCGTTCGGTATGGGCAACGTGATCACCAGTATGCGCATGTCGCCTGGAGTGGTGCGCCCGGCGGACGAAGTGAACGGCAAAGCGTATTTCTGGTTCCGCTTAACTCTAGAAATTGTTGAAAATGGACTAGACCCGTTTAAGTAATTGCGGCAAACTTCAAACCCTGAACACAACCCACGTACCTGGAGGTACATGACAAATGGCTGATACTCTGAACAACTACACCCTGGGCCGGGGCGAGCTGTATCTGGCACAGTTCAAGCCGAAGACCCAGCTGCCACGCGGCGAGCGCTACTTCGGTAACACCCCCGAGCTGGGCTTCAGCGCTGACCAGGAAACCCTGGATCACTACAACTCCGACCGTGGTATCCGCGTGAAGGACAAGTCGGTAGTGCTCCAGATGGACTACGCCGGCAGCTTCATCACCGACAACATCAGCCCGCAGAACTTGGCCTTCTTCTTCCTGGGCGAGTCGAGCAAAGTCACCACTACCGCAGCCACTGCACAGGCCGAGACCCTGGGCGGCACTGACGGCATCGAGCTGGGCCTGTACTACCAGCTGGGCACCACCAGCACCACTCCTACCGGCCTGCGCGCCCTGGAGAATCTGGCCTTCACCAGCACCGGCCACGCCACTGCGGTGGAAGGTCAGGACTATGCCTTCGAGCCTGAACTGGGCCGCGTGATGTTCATCGGCGGTGCGTTCAAGGACGGCGACAAGCCTGCTGTGACCTACGACACCACTGCTGTTCAGCGTGAAATCGTGATCACCAAGGGCAAGTCGGTGGAGGGCGCCATGCGCTACATCGCTCGCAACCCGGACGAAGCCGGCGCGAACATCGACTACTTCATGCCTTGGGTGAAGATCACCCCGAACGGCGACTTCGCGCTGAAGGGCGACGACTGGCAACAACTGTCGTTCAACATCGAAATCCTGAAGAAGCCGGGCATGGAGGCCATCTACGCGGACGGTCGTCCGTACATCCCGGAGCCTTAATCGCTTCTTCACACCCGACCGGAGGGGGCCTAGCGCCCCTTCTTTTTGACCCTAGGAGTCCAAAAAATGCAACAAGGTCTGTCCCACCTCGCGTTTCCCGAAGAAGTCGTTACCTTCCGTGGCGGCTCGTTCACTGTTCGCGGCCTGAACCTGGAGCACATCGCGGCTATCGTTCGCGCTTACGGCCCTCGCCTGGAGAGCCTGTTCCAGCAATTCAAGCACGCGGCAGTCACCCAGGCCGCTGACGATCCTGCGGCGCTGGAGCTGGCCAGCTACATCACCCCGCTGCTCCAGGAAGCGCCGGACATCGCCAGCACCATGATCGCTTACGCGGCAGGCGAATCGAACCCAGCCCTGGCCCGTCGCCTCCCCTTCCCCACCCAGGTGGACGCCCTGGAGAAAATCCTTGACCTGACCTTCGACGAGGAGGGCGGGCCGGGAAAACTCATGGAGACCGTAATCAGGCTGGCCCAAGGGGCGACCGGTCTCGTCAAGGAAGCAACGGCGCAGATGTCGCGGAGCTAACCCTTGCCGATTGGCTCGCGGGAGTGAGGACATCGGTCTCGCTCCTGCTGGCCAACGGCCACCCTTGGGCGCAGACGTACCCACTGGGGCGCGTCTACACCGAATCTGTTATTGTCTCCCGGAGGTTGAACCAAGCGACCCTGACACAGACCACTCTTCAGTATCTGGCCTTCGCCGGAGCACAGTCGAAGGATGGTCACAAACTCCTAATGAAGACACTGAAGGAACTGGCCAATGGCTAAACAAAGCCGTGACGTTCAGCTCGTAGTGAAGGCGAAGAACGAGGCGAGCAAAGCGCTCAACTCGATCACCTCCGCCCTCCGCGACCTGACACAGGCCCAGTCCCAGGCAGGAACGGAAGCCGGCAAGACCGGCTCCCGGCTCCAGCGCCTCGGGGGTGAACTGGGCAAACTGAAACAGACCCTGGGCGGCGTGACCGCATTCGACAAGCTGGCCTCCTCGGTTGACAAAGCCGGGCAGGCCGTTGGTCGTTTAGAGACCGGCATTTCGGAGCTGACCCAGGAACAGCAGAAGCTGAATCAGGAGTCGTCCTCCGTCCAGCAGTCGATGTCCAAGATGTCGGCTGCTTCCGCACGTCTGGCCACCGAGCTGGAGCGCGGCAAGACCGCCGTGGCCGAAGCCCGCACCGAGAACGCCGGATACACCCGCGAGCTGAAGAACGCCGAGTCCAGCCTGAAGAAGCGCGAGCAGGCGGAGGGTCGTCTGTCGGCTGCCGTCATGAAAGGCGAGCAGGCGCTGGTCAAGGCCCAGCAACGCCACCGTGACCTGACCACGGAGCTGCTGAACGCGGACAAGCCATCCGAGCGTCTGGTGGCGTCGTTCACCAAGGCGGACATCGCCCTGGCGAATCAGGTGAAGAACCTGACCAAGGCTCGCGAGACCTACGCTAGCAACCGGGCACAGATCGGCCAGCTCGCTGGTGAAGTCGAGCGTCTGCGCTCCGCCCAGGCCCAGTCGGCCAGCACCTTCGAGAAGGCTCGCGAGTCCCAGGCACAGACCGCCCAGGAAGCGCGCAACACCAGCGCCGCGATGAAGGAGCTGACCGCCCGCCAGCGTGAACTCCAGCAGTCGAGCGCGAACAACGCCCAGGCCCTGGAGCGGCAGCAGAATGCCTTGGCGCAAAGCCGGCAGGAACTCCAGGCGCTCCAGATGGTGGCGCAGCAAGCCGGCGTGTCGATGGAGAAGCTGGGCAGCAACATCCGCCAGTCCCTGCTCCGCACCCTGTCCGAGTCCCAGCAGGCGCTGGTGAACTACCGCCTGGAATGGCAGCAGACCACGGCAGCCATCGCGCAGATGCAAGCCGGTCGTGGACGCGGCCAGCCAATGACCCCTGAACTCCAGGCGCTGATCGACAAGGCCCGTGCGTCCAAGCAGGCGATGCAAGACCTGCAACTGGGCGTGCAGCAGATGCGTGCGTCCCTGCGCGAAGCCGGCAACGATGTGACCAAGCTGACTGCTGCCGAGGCACAGTTCATTGCGGTTTTAAATCGGGTCAAGACCGCAGAAGATTCCGTTTCCCAAGCGACCCAGCGCCATGCGCAGTCCGTTGCCGCATCGGCAGCCGCCAACGACAAGGCCGCCAGCTCCCTCGACCGCCTGGGCAACGGCTACAACCGCGTAGCCTCCGCAGGATCGGCAGCCACTCGCGCCATGGACGAGCAGGAACGCCGGGGCCGGGCGGCCATGACCTGGACACAGCGCCTGCACGGCGAGGTTGTCGCCCTCGGCCTGTCCTACATCGGCCTGTACGCGGCGATCACCCAGCTCCAGGGCGTCGTTGACACCTACATGACTATCGAGGCCGCCCAGTCGCGGATGATGGTCGCCTTCGGTGGCAACGCGGCTATCGTGGGCCGGGAAATGCGCTTCATCCGCGAGCAGGCCGACCGGCTGGGCATCGAAGTCGGCGCCCTGGCCAACGAATACTCCAAGTTCGCGGTCGCCACGCAAGGCTCGGCCCTGGCCGGCGAGCAGACCCGCAAAATCTTCACGGCGGTATCCGAAGCGGCGCGGGTCAACAAGCTGTCCATTGACCAGATCAAGGGCACGTATCTCGCGCTGACACAGATGGTCTCCAAGGGCAACGTGTCCATGGAAGAACTCCGGCAGCAGCTGGGCGAGCGTCTGTACGGTGCCTTCACCATCGCTGCCAAGGCCATGGGCCTGACGGGCAAAGAGCTGGACAAGCTGGTCTCCAGCGGCCAGTTGGCCACGGACGAGTTCCTGCCCAAGTTCGCGGAGGAGCTGAACAAGACCTTCGGCCCGCAGCTGGAGCAGTCGCTGAAGACGTTGACCACGCAAGTGGGCGTGTTCCAGAACGAAATCTTCAAGACCCAGGAGCGTGTGGGTAACGCGGGCTTCATCGACGGCCTGCGCGAAGGTATCGAGTCGCTGACCAACTTCCTGAAGTCCGAGCAGGGCATCCGCCTCTTCGAGGGCCTGGGCGCAGCTGCCGGCGTGCTGGTGAAAGTCCTGGCGCAGATTCCCGAGCACCTGGGCATCATCACCTTCGGCCTGTCGCTGCTCGCGGGCACCAAGGCCCTGGCGATGGTCAAGGGTATGGGCTCCGCGTTCCAGAACTTCACGGCGCGCCTCAAGGCCGCAGCACCTGCGATCACCGCGACCAACACGGCTACCAACGCCTTCGCGGGTGTCGGCGGCACGTACATCGCGACCACGACGCGGGCCTCGGCTGCCTCGCTGACGTTCACCCAGCGCCTGACTACCATGACCACGGCCATGCGTACCGCGACCGCCGGCATGAACGCACAGCAGATAGCCGCAGTGGCACTATCGCGCACGCTGGGCGTCCTCCGGGGCGTTATGGCGGCCATGGGCGGTCTGCCGGGCCTGCTGATCACTGGCGCCTCCATCGCGTTCAGTATGTGGGCCAGCAGCGCAGACGGGGCTACCGACGCACTCCAGACGCACGAAACCCAGCTCGGCAAGGTCATCGACGCCTACTCGGTCGCCAAGGACAAGGCCGGCGACTGGGCCAAGGAGGTCAAAGGCGTCACCCTCGCGGGCCTGACCAAGACCGCCCAGGAACTGGGTGTCGCCCTCGGCAAGTCCACCGACGAACTGAACGGCATGGCCGGCGCGATCAAGATGTCCCGCCAGTACCAAGGCTCCGATTGGTTCGGGAACGGCGCTGAGCAGCTGATCCAGCTGAACGACCAGCTGCAAGCCGGCCAGATCACTGTCCACGACTTCAGTGCTGCGCTGAACGACATGCTGCGCGACGATAGCGTCAGTCAGCGCGTCAAGGACTTGATCACCCGCAATGCCGACCTGCTGGAACAGTCGGTCAAGACCGAGCGCGCAGTGGCCGAGAACGCGGTCGCCATCGAAGCCATGGGCGGCAAGGCAGCCGCTGCCAACCCGCTGGTCGAGAAGCTGGGCCTGTCCATCGGCAAGATGGCCAAGGACGCCGGTCTGATCGTCGAGCAGAAGGCGAACGACCCGCTGGCCGAGCTGGCTAAGCAGATCGACGCCGTGTCGAAGAAGGTGCCGTCGCTACACAGCGAACTGAAGGCCATGGAAGACCTGAAGGCCCTGGACAAAATCCTGGGCACAGCGAACGCCATTGAGGGCCTGGACGCCACCAGCGAGTCGTACAAGAAGTTCCTGGCACTGGTCGCCCGTGCACAGAAGGAAATCAAGGAAGGCGTAGACGAGAAACAGTTCAAGGACGTGCAAGCGTTGTTGACTGCTGCTGGCTCCGGCCAGGACTTGTCGGCCAAGCTGATCAAGTCGTTCGAGGGCTTCAAGACCACGGCATATTGGGACGTGAACGCCTACCGGGCGGGCTTCGGCAGCGACACCACGACCCTGGCGGACGGCACGGTGCAGAAGATCACCCAGGGCATGAAAGTGTCGCTGGAGGACTCCAACCGTGACCTGCTGCGCCGCATCGACGCCTTCCAGGCCACCGTGCAGAAGCAGATCGGCCCCGAGCGCTTCCAGGGCATGAACCCGCAGCAGCAAGCGGCCCTGACCTCCATCGCCTACAACTACGGCTCGCTGCCGGAGCGCATCACCAAGGCGATCAAGGAAGGCTCGAACGACGACATCGCGCAGGCGATCAAAGACCTGGGCACAGACAATGCCGGCGTGAACCGCGAGCGCCGCGAGTCCGAAGCCTACGTGTTCCGCCAGGGCGACGACTTCAACCCGAAAGGGATGGAGAAGGTCTACGAGAAGCAGCTGGAGACCGCCAAGAAGTTCCACGAAGAACTGAAGGCGCAGACCGCGATCAAGCAGGAGCAAGGCGAGGCCGACAAGCGTCAGACCCTGGAACAGATGCAACGCATCGCCATCCTGAAGGCCGAGAACGGCGCCCGGAAAGCCGGCACCGAGCTGACCCAGGCCGAGCGGGAAGCGATCAATGCCTCCGTGACTGCGCTGCACGCCAAGAAGCAGGCGGAGTGGGACGCCGCAGACGCCAAGAAGGCCCAGGTCGAAGGCGAGCAGAAGATCAACACCCTGATGGCGCTGCGGCGGGACATCCTCGCGCAGATGGACTTCGCCAACAAGATCGGCGACGTGCAGGCTTACGAGCAGCTGCGCGGCCAGCTTGAGCAGGTGACGACCCGCACCCAGGAAGCGATCCAGGCGATGATCCAGTTTTGGGAGGCGTCCGGTAACTCGGACAAGGCCCAGGCCGCCATTGCCAGCCTGAAGACCATGCAGAACAGTATGGTGAAGGTGGACTCGCAAGCGATCCTGACCGGCGCGACCATCGGCAAGGCCCTCGGCCAGCAGGCCAAGTCGGGCATGGACAGCTTCCTCGACCGGATCAAGGAGACCGGCAACGTCCTGGAGTCGGCCAAGTCCGCGTTCCAGAACTTCGCGGTGGAGTTCCTGATGCAGATCGCCAAGATGATCCTGCAAGCGGCGATCCTCGGGGCACTGATGGCGGCCTTCGGCTTTGCGGGCGTGTCCACAGCGGCGGGCTCCATCGGCGGCGGGATCATCAGCGGCCTGGGCGGTAGCGCTGGTGCAGGCGGCAAGCAGGCCCACACTGGCGGTCGTGTCGGCGCCGGCCTGAAGAACCGCAGCGTTAACCCCGGCTGGTTCACCACAGCGGCCAAGTTCCACACGGGTGGCGTTCCTGGCGGCGTCCCTGGCCTCAAGTCGAACGAAGTGCCCACCATCCTGGAGGAAGGGGAAGTGGTTCGCACCGAGGAGCAGGAGAAGGCGCTGGCCCGCCGCCAGGACGAACTGAAGGCCGCAGCCCGCCAGGGTCAGCAGCAGCCGAAGGTAGACCTGAAGGTTGTGAACGCGGTGGACAGCAACTCGATCCTGTCGGAGGCCATGTCCACGGCTCCGGGCCAGCAGGTCATGATGAACTTCCTGCGCGCCAACAAGGGCAAGGTACAGGGCATCTTGTCCTAAACGCCGTCTAGTCCCCGTTTACTTTTGTTTTCGGGGGCATTACCATACCGGGGTTATCCGACTACCTGGAGACCCCGGTATGACCTTCATCCTCGCTCGGAATCTTCCCGAGAAGCCGTTCAACACGCACATTAAGCGCTTCGACCCCAAGTATTGGACTGTCGATTACAACGCTGAAATGGTGGGCGTGATCCTGCCGATCAACGACAGGTCGTTCCGTGTTCCTGCCCAGTGGCGGACGAACAAGGACTTCCTCGGCGTGCGCTGGCAGTCCGAAGACATCTACAGCCACGAATACTTCCGCTATGGCACTGACGTGAACTACCGGGACACCATCCTGGCATTCCGCGCCAACCCCGCCGAGCCGCACAAGTTCACCTGCACCATCACCGACGTGGACTTCGCTCACACCTACCGGCTGACGGCATACGTGCTCGACCCGGCCAGTAACCGGTACGTCCCCCTGGACACCGAGTACAACACCAACCGCACCTATCCAGCGTCTGTGTTCTACCCCGAGGAGGAGTGGACGGAGATTCCCCTGGACGAAATGGAATACTTCAAGGGGCGCAAGGACTACATCTTCATCCTGGACTTCAACGACCTGCGCACGTCGGCCAACTACAAGGGCCCGCTGGCCAGTCCGCTGAACGTCAGTCAAATCTCCTTCGACACCGTGGAATGGCAATCTGGATTGGGTCGTGACGCCACTATCTTCCAGATGAACCAGCTGCGCCCGGACTACATGGAACTGCTGATCAGCGGGTCGATCCCCGGCGCCAAGCTGACCAAGGGCGACCAGCTCCAGTTCACCTACAAGTATTACGACCCGGCGATCCTGTGGAACAACGGCATCGACTCGACCGACCAGACGCTGGTCGTGGACGACTGGGACGGCTTCGGCACCGGCACACTGCGGGTACGCGGCTACGGGCGCTTCAAGGGCTCGCTGGTGTCGTGTGACCGCCTCTACTCGCGCTTCCTCCAGGCCGTGACCCCCACCGCCGTGACGGACAGCAACAAGTATTTCGTGGACTTCAAGATCACGGGCGTGCGCCAGACGATCCAGAAGAAGCACTACCCGCAGCCGGTGCACAGCATCCACATGACCTCGGGCTTCGACGACAACTACCCGCAGACTCCGCAGCGGCAGGTGCAGATGGTCAAAGACCTGGGCTACCGGGACTTCTGGAACGTGTACATCGGCATGTCCCACTACTTCTCCGGGCGCTGCGGCTACCGCGATGCCAACACGGGCGAGTTCTTGGTGATGGAGCGCAGCCAGTCGATCTACGCGCTGTTTGCCGGCGACCAGCAGCTCGGCGGGTATTTCGAGAAGGGCCTGTCCCCCAACCGGGGCACTGACACCTTCCGGGCTGAACTGGCGCGCCTGTTCGACGTGACCGCCGGCCTCATTGAGCCGATCAAGGGCACCCAGCGGGCCAGCGCCATCGACCGGGCCTGTGTGCCACCGGGCACCACGGGGTATCCGTACTGGTGGGACTTGGAAGCGAACGAGCCTGGGCCCGCCCTCAAGTCCGCCATCGCCGAGGTTGGCACCAACCGGATTCCGCATGTGATCGTGTGGGGCGCTGGCACCCTCGATTTAGAAGCGATCAGGTACGGGGAAGGGCGTACCCCTCGTCCGTCGCTTGCGCGCACCATGCAGGCCGCCAGGGCCATCTGGAGCTATATGCGCTCACACTGGAAGAACCCGGAGCTGCCCATCATCATCCAGAACCAGACCTGGGCCTGGACGAACACCGAAGGCACCCGGCCAGCCGGCACGCCTGTGTACACCTCCGGGGCCAAGAACTCCTGGGGCGACTTCCGCGCACGCGGCCTGCTGCTGAACCAGAACCCCGCCGGCAAGGCGCTGACTATCGAGACCTTCGACCCGGCTACCCATGCGCCCGTGCTGTCCTCGGCGGCGAGCGGCGACCGTACCCACAAGGGCGTCCTGTCGAACAGCGTGGACATCCGGCAGCTGTACAGCACGTTCGGCTTCCTCCCCAACTTTTGGGAGTTCCAGTACCGCAACGGCTCGATCAGCTCGGCGACCTGGGCCGGCACCCCGGAGCTGGACGACAGCACTGTGCGCGAGGTGCTGCCAATCGGCGGCGGGCTGAACATGGCGCACCACTTCGACAGCTACTCGGGGGCGGGTGCTGCCCGTGCGCTGGTGTCGGCCAACACCCTGCGGGATCAGGCGGCTATCCATCGCGGCTGGCAGGTGGACGAGAACTACCCGGTGGACGCCACGGCAGGCTGGGCCTACTACCCGGTGGACGCGAACGCTGACCCGAGCGGCGCCGGCTGGTGGAACCTGAACGCCGGGACGCCTGGACAGGCAGCACTGGACTTGGTGGCGCGTGCCCGTGCGACTGGCCGGCCTGTGCAGAACATCGTCTTCGGCGCCGGGGACAAGGACATCGAGTTCATGCGCTTCCAGGGCAACACGGACGCCTCGCGCTTCCAGCAGTGCCTGTCGCAGATGTTCGACTGGTTCCGTGCCCAGCTGGGCGAGAACGTCACGGTGTGGCTCCAGACCCTCGGCAAGCTGCTGTACCACGAAGACGGCGGCCCGTGGACTGAACTGGCGATTGACGAATACTTCGCCTACCGGGACGCCCAGGTCGCCGTGGCGCAGGCCCAGCCCTTGACGAAGATTGGTTCGTGGGTGCCGCAGGCTTGGGACACCAGCAAGTACGTGGGCACGCCCGACCACACCTGGATGGAGTACACCCCGGCGTACAACCACGAAGTGGCAGCGGAGATTGGGCAGGCCGTCGCGGCAGGGTATGACCGTATGCCTGACCGGCCAGCCTGGACTTACGACACCCGCATCATCTGGTTCCAGGGCCGCAAGGACACACCGGGCAGCAGCACAGCAACCTTCGTCTGGAGCGGCAAGGGGACAACCTATCGGGTTATCAACACCAACGTGGCAACCGGTGCTATTATTTCTAATCAGGTCTTGACCGCAAATACTTTCGTTTTCACGGAAGCCGAGCAGATCGCGGCCTATGGCTTCGCAGCGTCCAACTTCAACATCACGGTCATCGACGTGACCAACGGCTTCGACGGCGTACCGTACCAGTGGTCGGGCACCATCGAGACTCCGGCCCTGCCGGGTGCACTGAACCTGAACGCCACCATGGACGCCGCAGAAGACATCACTGTGACGTGGGACAAGACCAACGGGACTCCCGCCGGTCAGCAGTGGCTGGTGCGCTACCAAGGATCGAAGGACTACATCACGACTAGCCTGTCCCAGGTGATCACACGGGCGGACAACATCGCGGTAAATGGTTTCGTAGGACACTACTGTATGATCACTGTATTCTTGCGCAACGCCGCTACCGGCGAGTTGACCAACCCAGTAAGCAAGGACTTCAACGTCTGATGATCTACCCATTCGACCCTGAAGCATTGCCGGTCGCGGGCATGACCGACCTCCCAGTCCCCGATGACTGGGAGGCGACCATGGCCTATCGCGCATTGCAGAACGCGGCAGCAGGGGAGCCGCACAACAAGCTCGGCGTGGACACTTCGGTGCTGCGCCCTGGGCAGTACGATCACGCACCCGGCGAGCCCTTCCTGGAGCCCAACGCTGTGACCTACGGCGCCCTCGGCGTGCAGATGGCCGCTGCTGCGCGCTCGCTGTGGGACGTGTACCCGCACGAACTGAAGCTGGAGCCGAACAACCCTGACCGCTACTCCATGGCCGGCGAGACCTGGAGCGAAGACCCGGACATGCCCGTGAACTTCCCGACCATGGAGTGGTTCCACGACTTCTTCCGGGAGCTGTTCGCCCTCAAAGACCCGGACGGCAAGCGGCGCCCGTTCGTGTACGTGAACTCGGTGGCCTACGAAATCCTCAACTTCTTCATGAAGGAGGACTGGAAGCAACGCAACCTGCGCGGCGAGCCGGCCCTGTCCGGTTGGGTGCCACCGTCGTGCTTCATCCGCCCGACCAGCCCGGACGCGCTCGACTACATGGCCCGTGTGCAGATTCAAGTGCTGCGGGTGGCGACCCAGGTGTGGAACGACATGGAAACCGAGCTGGGCACGAACTACGCGAAGCCGGACTGGGTGGCGCATCCTATCCGCTTCCAGATCGGGGAACCGTGGTGGTGGGACGGCTCGTACACCAACGGCGCCCCCTGTATCTACGACGCGGCTACCATCGCGCAGTACCTCGCGGAGACCGGGGAGAAGCCGTTCGAGCCCTGGATCGACAACGTGTACCAGCCGGCGCGGGAGGAGGACATGCCGTACCTCTACTGGCTGCGCGACAAACTCGGCGAGTCCACAAATGCGATTCGTGATGCGGTCAAGGCCGTGTTTCCTTCCATGCAAGCCACGCTGCTGTTCTTCACGCCGCAGATCATGTCCGTCTCCTCGGGCATCACCAACGTGATGAACATGCCGACCGACCATTGGAAGAACCCGAACTACGACTTCGTGCAGATTGAGGACTACGACTGGATCATTGAAGGGCGCCTGGACAAGGTGCCGATGACCTTCGACGCCGCAGAAGTAAAACTGGGCTACCCGCGCTCCGTCGTCCACTACTTCGTGGGCTTCGTGAACCTCGCGCAGGACACACAAATATGGACTTGGATTGATAAGGCGACTCGCATGGCACAAGACATTGGAATGCCGTTTATCTACGTTTGGTCGTACACCCAGGTGATGCGCGAAGACGTGCTGTACTACGAACTCCCGCCGGCTCCGCTGGAGGCTCCGATCTTCGACCTGCCGCCCAACTGGTCGCAGGAGTACCGGATCAGCCGCGACTTCTTCACCGAGGTGATCGACAGCCGCTCGGCCAGGGAGCAACGGCGGGCCCTCCGCCAGTCGCCGCGCAAGCAGGTGGACTTCTCCTGCCTCATGACCGACTCGGACATGCGCAAGTTCGGCAGCTTCATGCAGAACTGGCAGGGCTACCCGTTCTTCATGCCGGAGCTGACGACCTGGGTAGAGACCAAGACCGCGCTGGCGGCAGGTGCTATCCGCGTCGAGCTGTCGGTTCCATTCGGCCCTAACGGCGAAGACCCGATTCTCCCGTACTGGGTGCAGCTGGGCTCCGTGGTGCTGGTGCGCACTGACGCCGGCTGGACTGCCCGGCTGGTAGACCGCATCGACTACGACGACCTGCCAGACCCGGTAACTGGGCAGCCCAAGCCGCTGAAGGATCGCCGCTACTTCGTGGAGTTCCGTGCGCAGAGCGACATGGCCATCCCGGCGGGCAGCCGCCTGTACCTCGCGATGTGGGGCCGCTTCGGCTCGAACATCAGCTCCAGGCACCACACCTCGAACGTGATGGAGGTGGGCATGAACTTCGTGGTGGAGCCGGGCAGCGAAGGCCCGCTGTGGCGCCCGTCCGCTCCGTTGCGCGCCTGGGACAACGTGGAGGTGTTCCCGTTCGAGCCGAACTGGCGCAAGCCCCTGGATCAGACCAGCCGGGCCCTGCTGGAGCAGGTGGACTATCAGTTTGGGCGCACGGCCACGTTCCACCCGGTTCAGTTCAACGTCCGCGACTACAAAATGACGTTCCACGCCATGAACCTGTGGGAGGCGGAGCAGGTGATCGCCTTCTACGAGCGCATGAAAGGCCAGCAGAACGTGTTCTGGTGCCCCACCTTCATGGAAGACATGGTGATCGACTCGCGCACGACCACGGACAACCAGCTGCACGTCCTGGGCACCGAAATCGCGGACAACCAGCAGGGAGACCCGGTGCTGAACCGCATCGCCGTGAAGCTGGTGGACGGCACCTACGAATACTTCAAGGTGCTGAACATGGCCCGGACGCCAGACGGCAAGTCTTCAACACTGGTGTTGGATAGGGCGCTCGGGCAGAATGTGCGCCAGAACCTCGTCAAAATCAGCTGGTGTCCGCTGTGTCGCCTGACTACCGACCGGCTGCTGATGGCGTTCCTTACCGATGGCGTGGCCCAGTTCGACCTGTCCATCACTACCCTTGAGACTTCGGAGACTTAACGCATGGCTATCACCCTGGAAGGAACAGGGACGATGGATCGGTTGGAGGCGAGCCGGCATGATGCCCGGCCCGTCCACCTGTACCGCTTCCTGTTCGGCCCCGCCCCCGAGGATCACTACGGCTTCACTGACGCCGAGCAACCGATCACGCACGATCAGGTGATCCACAAGCCCATGGCCGTCACCAGCGGCGAGGTAAGCCAGAACGGCACGCTGGACAACACTGCCCTGGACGTGTCGATCCAGATGGACGCCAGCATCGTCAACACCTTCCGCATGTACCCGCCGTCCTACGTGATCAGCCTGCTGATCCTCCAGGGCCACGCTGGGGACTCGACTGCGGACTTCCGCGTGATCTGGTCAGGCCGGGTGATCAACGCCGCGTGGCTGGGCAGCGAGTGCACGTTCACCTGCGAGCCGGTCGCCACCGGTATGCGCCGTCCGGGTCTGCGCCGCAACTACCAGCGCGGATGCCCGCACGTCCTGTTCGATCTGTACTCCTGCCGGGCGGCGAAGGAGGCGTACCAAGCCACCACTATCGTCACCTATCCGGGCAACCTGCTCCAGGTGCAAGCGGTCGGCGCTCCGGCATGGCAAACGGCGCTCGGCACGGCGTGGTACTCCCACTTCCAGGGAGGCCATATCGAGTACCGCACCAAGAACGGCAAGACCGAATCGGTGTCGATCCTGGCCATCGACGCCAACTGGCTGATGCAGCTGATGGGGCCGGTGTCGCCTGACCTGGACATGGGCCAGCCGGTGCAGATGTACCTTGGCTGTGACCACACGATGAACGCCTACGGCTGCCTGTCCCACCGGCCAGGAACGCCGCAGACCGACCCGAGCAACGGCACCACGTTCTACCCGTCGAACAACCTGCTGAACTTCGGCGGTATGCCGTGGATTCCGCTGCGCAACCCGACAAACAACCTGTCGATTTTTAATTAATTGGACAAAAGGAGTGCACAGCCATGGCAATGGTTGTACCCTATCTAGTGCAGATCGCCATCGCCATCGTGGTGGCGGTCATCGCTTACTCCCTCATGCCGAAGCCCAAGTCGCCTAAGCCACCAGCGGCTGCGGACTTCGAGCAACCTACCGCTGACGCTGGCCGCCCAATCCCGGTGGTCTTCGGCAGGGTGACGATCAAGGGGCTGAACATCCTGGGCTACTGGGACGTACAAACGGTGGAGTTCGAGTACAAGTGAGGACTTATGACTGACAACCTGGAAGGGGTTAAGGTCACTGTATCGGATGCCCGCGCTGCGGGCTTCTGTGCAGCTGGCATGGTGAAATACCTCAAGGATCGGGGCCTAAGTTACCGCACGCTGCGGGACGAGGGCTTCGACGCCGCGCATCTGGCTTCCTTCGGGGACGCCAACTTCGATAAAGCCGTGGAAGTGGCAGTCGCCCGCACCACAGCCGCACAGGGGGCCGACCAATGAGTGGCGGCAAGAAGAAGCCCAAGAACAGGGCCGGCAACTACTTCATGTCCGTGCACTACGGTGTCGCGGACGAGGTGGACGAGTTCAACGGACTGTGGGTCAACGAGACCAAGATTCCGACCGTCAACTGGCAAACCTTCCTCAACGAGCGCACCGGTCTCCCGATCCAGGTGCAGATCGAGCAGCCGAACATCTTCGGTGGCAACTCGAAACAGGGCGGCCTGACCGGCTACATGGACATCCACTTCGGATCACCTATGCAGATCGTCACGCCGGCCCTGGCCCAGCGCCTCGGCAAGGATCGGCTGAACTGTCCTGGCTTCCGGGGCGTCACCAGCCTGTTCTTCCATAACTCCCGTCTGCACGGCGGCGTGCGCGGCTTCCAGTGGTCTACGAACCAACCCGTGCTCCCAGCGGTGTGGGCCACTGTCACCCGGCAGGCGGTCGGCGTAGGCGGCGAGAAGCGTGGCGACGGCAACGGCAACACGTCCCCCGCGTTCATCATCTTCGAGTGCCTGTCCAACACCCAGTGGGGCATGGGCTGTCCGCTCGGCCTGCTCGACACCGAGTCGTTCTCCCGTGCTGCTGACACCCTGGCCGCCGAGAACTTCTGGATGTCGATGATCTGGTCTCGGTCGGACACCGTGGAGAACTTCGTGGGCGAGGTGCTGGATCACATCCAGGCATCGCTTGTGACCAGTCCGCGCACCGGCAAGCTGACCCTGAACCTGCTGCGGGCGGACTACAACCGCAACGACCTGCGCCTGATCCACCCCGGCAACGCCAAGATCACGAAGATGCAGCGCAAGGTGTGGGGTGAGACAGTCAACGAGGTCAACGTCTCCTGGACGAACCCGGAGAACGAAGAGGAGGAGACCGTTACCGCGCAGGACAACGGCAACGTGGCGATCCAGGGCGCGATCATCAGCACCACTCGCAACTACTACGGCGTGCGTGACGCGGGCAAGGCGATGCAGCTGGCCGAGCGTGACTTGCGCCAGTCGGCTACCCCGTTGCTGTCCATCGACGCCACCTTGCAACGCGAGTTTTGGGACTTGGTTGTCGGCGAGGTTGTCGAGGTGCGCTGGCCCGAGTACGGCCTGGGCTCCATCATCATGCGCGTCGGTGCGATCAACTACGGCAAGCCTGGAGCCACGGAAATCCAGGTGTCGTTGCTGGAGGACATCTTCAGCTTCGGTGCTGCCGTGTGGGACTTCACGCTGCCGCCTCCGCCGAAGCCCGGCGACCGTCCTGCTCCGCTGCCGCCACCCAAGCCCGGCGTGGTGATCCCCGAGCCGCCGAAGCCCGTTGTGCGCCCTCCCCAGGGAAGCGAGTGGGTGCCACCGGTCAGCGAGCCAGTGCAGCCCGCGCAGGTGTTCTTGACCACGGCTCCGTTCTTCATGCTGGCCCAGGAGTACGGCGACGACACCCTGCGGACTACCCCGTACCCGGCGGCGCAGATTTGCCAGTCCGAAGCGAACGCGGTGGCCGGGGTGATGGCGTACAACTTCTGGTCGGACGAGGCGGACGTGAACGGCGTGACGACCATGACCAACCAAGGCCGGATGATCCCGGATACCTACGGGCGCACGACAGCACCGGTTGGCCGGTTGACCACGAAGATCACCTACCTCGCAAGCGCACTCATGGGGCCACCGCCGGTCGCAGGGCAGCTGCTGTTCCTGTACGTGCCTTGGACGAACAACAACTCCATCGACGATCCTGTGCAGGAAATTTGTGGGGTCTTGACCGTGAATACTTTGCCAACGGGCTACGTCGAGCTGACGGTCAATCGGGGCTGCCTGGATACCGTGCCCCGCGCATGGCCGGTCAACACTCCGTTCTGGTGCCTGGACGCGGACGGGGACTCCCTGGAGCCGCTGGTGCGTGCAGACGGCGAGCCGGTACGCTGCCAGTTCCAGCCGGTCAACCAAGCCGGATCGCTGGGTCTGGAGCAGCTGGCCGTGTTCACGTTGAACGTGTCCGACCGGATGCACTGCCCGTATCGCCCTGCGGGCGTCCGCGTGAACGGCAACCTTGACCCGACTCCGGGTGACGTGTTCGCCAACGACCTGACGATCACCTGGGCCAACCGCAACCGCTGGGAGGAGTCCGGTCGGGTGCTGACCTGGACAGACGCCAGCGTTAACCCGGAGCCGCAGCAGCGCGTGCGCTTGACCCTGAAGGGCTCGGCAGGCGAAGACCTCGGTGCCGCCTACACCTACGAGACGCCGGCCTTCACTGGTTCCAACGCCGTCACCTCGTACACGTTCCCCGCACTGCCGACCAAGCCCGCAGATGGCAAAGTCGTGCTTACCGTGGTGTCCATCCTGCACAACACCCAGGCGGACGCTGACCTCGTATCGCAACCTGTGACCTTCGTCCTGACGGTCGATCAACTTCCTGGCTACGGCAACGCCTACGGCCAGAACTATGGAGGCAACAACTGATGGCAATTACTCTCCCTGGCCTGCTGAAACTCGTAGGCTTCTGGCCGCTCGGCACCAACGGCTGGAACACCGAAATGGACAAGAACCTGTTCAAGCTGTCGGTGCTGTGCCAGTGCACCGTGGCCTCGCGCTCGCTGGCCGCGTCCGGCTTCGAGGAGGACAAGGTTTACATTGTCCCGAGCAACGCGGCCTCGAACGCCAACTACATCGCCGCGCACAACGGCACCTCCTGGCAGTACATCGAGCCGCAGGACGGCATGTTGGTGACTGTGCTGGACGAGGCCATCGTGCTGCGGCGCAAGTGGGGTGAATGGAACACCGCGTGGTACGACCGGGCCAACTCGGTGGGCGCCGTCACGTTCAACTCGGAAGGTGCCCCTACGGGGGCGCTGATGGAGTCCGTATCCGGCTCGCTCGGTGTCGCGGAGAAGCGCGCCTCGGGCTACTGTGACCAGATCGTGTCGGCCACGGTGCCGGCAGACGGCGGGGCTGCGGCGTGGTCTGTGAACCTGCCGGTGCCGCTGAAGGTCGGCGCGGTCGCCGTGGCCCAGGCTACTGCACGCGGCGGGGCTGCCTCGGTCGAGGCTTGGGTCGAGCCGGAATACCCTGGCTCCGTGTACCTGAAGGTCGTCGGCACGCTGCCGGTGGACACTCCGGTCGATGTGCGGGTGACGGGTCGGTTGCCGTAAACGCGGTCTAGACGGCAAAAGAAATGGAATCAGCCTCGCTATTGCGGGGCTTTTTCTTGCCTGCTATCTTGCCGTTTGTCGGGAGGTACGGGCGTCCAGGGATGGGCATTGCGCTATCATGCGCGCCAGCCGTATCGGCTACACCGAAAGCCCCCACAAGGGGCCTGACATGGACAGGGAGAAACATCGTGCAGAACGAACCGCCTGGGTTGCATGAGTTGCTAGAAATGGGAGTCGCTGCGGGCTTTGCTGCGGTGGGTGGCTTCCTTGGCTACGCTCTCCGCAACCTTGAGCAAGGTGGTCGCTTCACGCTTGCCGGTGCCGCCGCAGAAGTGGGGGGTGCCGCTTTCGTCGGCGTCCTGACCTTGCTGCTGTGCAAGGCGTTGAACCTGGACTGGATATACACCGGGCTGGTAGTTGGTGTGTTTTCGTGGCTGGGGGCGAACGCCTCGATCCGCTTGCTGGAGCGGCTTGTCTTCAAACGCCTGGGCCTGTCGGGGGTTGTACCCCTGCGGGAACAAGGAGACAGCAATGACCGCGCTGAAGGCTAAGCTCATGCTTGGCACCTGCCGCTGCACTGTCTACACAGTGTTAGCGGTATATGGTGTCTACTTCGTGCAACATCTGCCGCACCTGTAACGCCCTCGGTCTGTCCAGGCCAGCTTTGAAGTCGCAAAGGCTGCAACTCCTGGACAGACCATCTTCTCCTTCCTCGTCCTTCCTGAACTCCGTGACCAGCCTTGTGACCCAGCAAGTGGGGCAGCGCTTGGCCTTGTATGGCCCAATGAAAATAAATCCGGTCAAGGCGGCATTTCTGATCATTTCCTCAACTCCTCGCCCGGCAGCAGGGCCACCGGGCTACCGGGCTACCGGGTATCCTAGATGTCCATTTCGTTCAGGATCAGCGGAACCATGCGAACCGGGTCGCTCGACTCCAGGATCAGCAGCAGTACCGACCGGCTCTCGTCCACCATGCGTTGATACACGCTGAACGTCGTCTTGCAGATGGCGGCCTTGGTGCCGTGGATGCGGTGGGCCAATGCGATAGCCAGCAGCGCGGTGCGCAAGTCCCAGGGGTTACGGATCGCTTCCTTGCCGGCCTTCTCCGCTTCGCGGATCAGGTTGACGTGACGGGAAACGGTGGCGGCCAGGGTATTGCGTGGGATAGGTTGCATCTTCATGTCTCCAGTGGCCCCAGGGGACGCCGCTGCGCGACGATCAGCACCTGGGGAAGGGTAGGGTAGCGGGTCAGCGCTTACGTGCGTCATCGGAGCCCGCAAGGGCGAATTTATCGAGCCAGTTCATCAGGCGCGTCCAGAACACTTTGCGGGCGAAGGTCTTGTCCGTCATCTGGAGGCTGACCTTCAGCTGCGCCACCTCGGCCTTGGCTAAGCGGAGCTGGGCTTCCAGCTGGCTGCGGTAGGCACTCGCGGCGGTGCTGGGGGCGCCTTCCTCGACGGCCATGCTCCAGCCGATCCACAGGTCTTGCGTGTTGTCGTTCTCGTACTCGCCATCGTCCCGGCGCTTGAGCAGGAAGGCCCCTACGCCCACCGGCAGGATCGGGTTCTCCACGGTCGGGAACATCGTCGCCGCAGCGCGGGCCAGGAAGGCGCCCTCGAAGTCCTCGCGGCGCAGGCGGAAGTCGTCCGCATCGTTGGTGCGGGTGCTGGCGATCATGCGCGGCTGGGCCGGGCGGCGGTCGTTGCGGATGGTCATGGTCTCGGTCGTCATGCTTGCTGGCTCCGTTGTGCCCGGCGGAGGTCGGCCTGGGCGTTCTTCAATGCGTGTGGGCAGTTGGGCGTCTTGCTGGCGATTACCGGCGGGCACCCGTCCTTGGTGAAGCGGTAGTGCTTCGTGGTCGTCTCTACATCGAAGCCCAGGGACTTCGCGTACTTGATCAAGTCCTTCTGCTTACTCGACATGGGTCGCCTCCGCGTGCAGGGCCTTTGCTTTCTTGAACCACTCGCGGAACTCCTTGGCGTTGTAGTAGGAGCCGGTGCGGTGCTTGAACTCGGGCTGGGGCGGAGCAGGGTTTTGTCGGCACATCATGCCGCGCAGGCTGGTCTCGCTGATCCCGAACTCCTTGGCGGCCTCGGCAAACGACAGCAGCGGTGCGCGCTTTACGCCGGCCTTGCGCTGGGTGATGAACGCCCGGCTCCCAATGTTCACGTTCTTCTGTTTCGGTGTGGCTGCCATGCTGGCCTCCTTCTGGTTGGTGTGTGCGCAGTATGTCCCAGGTCTTGGACAAGTGTCAAGCATAAAAAAGCCCCACCGGATGGCAGGGCTGGGGTGTGGCGATCAACGGCTGATGTCGTTGTCTTCCGGGTCGTGGTCACGTTCGCGCACGCGGGCAGTCTCCAGGTCGAGGTCGAAGCCCAGGGCGCTAAGGTGTCCACGCAGGCACTCGCGCTGCGACGAGTCCAGGTTCTCCAGGTAGTCCCGGCGAGCCTCGTCTACGGATTTGCAGCGTGCCGTGATCAGGCAGCCGTGGTGCCCGATGTCCTGCACACGCACGTCCAGGCCGTGAGTGTCGAGCGCGGAGCGGATCAGGGTCGAGACGACATCGTAGCCGGCACCCGCGTCTCCGCTGACTGTGATCTTCAGTTGCTGGCCGGGGATGGTCAGGTAGGAACGGTTCATTGCGGTCATGGTATTGCTCCTTACATTGGGCCGTCGAGGCGGGTGAATGGTACGTTGTAGCCGAGCATCTGCGGGTGGCGTGGGTCGCCTTCCTTCGTGAAGCCCAGGTGATATACGCGAATCTTGCCGTGATTGCGGAAGAACCGCTCGCAGGCGTGGATACGGTGGCGCAATGGCTCCGGCACCTTCAGCCGGTTGCCCCAGCAGAGGGTCACGCACTCGCACTCGTCTGCGATCCGCTGCCATGCTGCGGTGTCCGCCAGGAAGGCTTCCGTGCGGCCCTCGGGGCCCATGCCCAGGTAGTGCTCGGCCATCACCTTGACCGACTTGTGCCGGAAGCGGAAGACGTTGCCCACGACGATGCGCTCGAAGCCCGACCGGGCAGCAAAGCCGCACATCTTCTTGATCGTCTGGTCGTCCTTCACCACGTCGGCGGTGCTGGGGTTGATCCCGATGAACGCCATGGTGCCGCTGCTCGGGCCGGTCTCGAAGTTGTCCGCCTCCCAGGCCAGGAGCGCCGGATGGCTGTGCAGCTCGCGGGTCAGGAAGTCCCGGTAGGTGCCGCAGGGTGACAGCGTAGTGTGGATCGGTAGGTTGTCGGGGTTGCTCACAGGTGCGTCCTCATTTCAGGAACTGGTTGCGGTACTTGCGAGCGCGAGCCTTCTGGCCCTTCCCGCCGCCGCGACGTTGCATGGTGTCGTGTGCCAGGGTCTTCTCCCGGCCTTCGTTCGGCGCGTGGCCCACCGGGCTGAACAGCCACCGCCGGGTCTCTTCGTCAGCGAAGGAGTAGGCGTCCTCCGGCATGACGACGGTGTGCAGGCGGTGCATGTGCCCGATCACGCGGGTCTCGATCTTGCTGAAGTCCATGTGGAACAGCCGGCTGAAGCCGTCCGGGTAGCTCTCGATGTCGAAGACCAGCTCGTCATGGAAGCGCGTAGGCTGCGGATGCGACGGCGAGCGGCCCGTCCGGGTGCTTGTCAGGTCGATCATCAGGTCTACGTCCTTCAGGGAGTCGCCCATGCGGTCGAAGGCGGTCTTCAGCCGGGACATGGCGGCCAGCCGGTGCTGGAACTCCTCGACGCCCTCGGTGAACACGTAGGCCGGGCGGCGGAACGCTTCCTTGGCCGACTGCTCGGGGATCGCGGTGTCGTCCAGGATCGACCGCAGGGTCTCCTTCTGGTAGCGCGGGGCAACCCAAGGCACGGTGGGCATGTCGTGGTTCCACTGCGGCAGCTCCAGCATGGTCTTGGCCCAGTCCTCCAGGGTGCTGGTCGGAGGTCGGATGCCGGTCATGGCGTGCTCGCGGTCGTTCTGGATGTCGGCAAAGGCGGTGGTAGGTTTCATGTCAGATGCGCTCCAAGGTGATGGTCAGGTTGGAGGTGATGGTGAAGGTAGTGGCACGGGTAGCCGGGTCTTCCATGGTGCTGAACAGGCAGCCCCCGGTGTGGCTATAGCTGGCGTGCACAGGCAGCGGGTGCACCTCGGTGTCTTCCATCATCCTGCCGATGGCGACGAGACGAGCGGCCATGTCGTACAGGTCACGGCTGGTCACGGGACGCTCTACGGTCACGGATACCTGCGGAATGTTCGAGGGGGTGTTGGTAGTCATGTCTGCATCCCAGTAATTGGACAAGTCGGGGGTAGATTAACCGGCGTTGCACCGGGTGTCTACCCCTTTCTTGAAACTTTTACGGTCTAGACCGCATTAGGTTTGCCCTGATGTTGTCTAGTGCAGCTCGCGCCACCTCGGGGGTGCGCTTAGGACGCGGCTTACGGGCCGGCCTGGGTTGTAGCGTTGCAGGACAAGTCGGCGTCTCGTCCTCGGGAGCCCAGGTAAGCCCGCAGGCGGAGCACTCAAGGTCTCCACCGGCAGTCCTCCTAGGGGCGGGGCAGGTCAGGGGTACGTCCACTCGAAGCGACCGTGGAAGATGGGGCCGTTGAAGACCGGCTCGCCGCTGCCGTTCTTGCCGCTGAATGCCTGGAAGCGCAGCTCGCCGTCCTTGCCTGCTGGTGCCACGTACTCCGGGCGGATGCACAGGCAGAGGTCGGGCAGGCCCATCTTCAGGCCCAGGTTCGCGGGGATGCGCACGGTCAGCGGAGTGTTCACGGGCGGCAGCTTGGACTTCGGATTCCAGTGCGTGGTGTCCTCGTCGGTCGCTGGGCACACCTGGATGCCGCGCTCGTTCAGCATCATGGCGTAGTTGCCCACGTTCACCAGATCACCCTCCATCACTGCACGCCGGTACAGCGACTCCAGGCGCTCGATGGGGCACAGCAGCTCGTCGTTCCACCCGCTGTAGCCCTGGGCCCGCTTCTCGTCCAGGCGCTGGTTAAGCCGGTTGGCAAAGTTCTGCACGCCCAGCTCGTCCACGTTCTTCGGGCAGGCCAAGCGCAGGGTATCCACGCTGACCACGATGGTCTCGAATCCACCCTCGGGGCGGTCGTCGCCGTGCAGCTCGTTGAACGCATCGGCCAGGGAGTCCACGCCGAACGAAGTCACGGGCATGTTTCCGGTGGCCGCGTAAACCGCGTCGTCGTGCTCGTCCAGGATGATCCCGGAAAGGCCATTCTCGGTCAGTACCAGATAGCGAAGTTTGGACACGGTGTTCTCCTTACTGATTACCGGTGGAGCCGAAGCCGTTGGCCCCGCGCTTGGTGGCCACAACGTCGTCGATGTTGGCCTCGTGGATGTCCGCCTGGGGCGCCGGCATGAGGATCGCCTGGGCAATGCGGTCGCCATGGTGGACGCGGAAGAACCCCGCCGCTGGGTCTGCGGTCAGCTTCACGCCGATGGTGCCCTGGTAGTCGCTGTCGATCACGCCCACACAGTTGGCCAGCCGGATGTCCGACTTGAAGCCGTGGCCCGAGCGGCTGAAGATCAGCAGCACATAGCCGGCGGGGATCACGGGCATCAGCCCGGTGTCGAACACGATGGGCTGCCGTGGCGTCACTTCAATGCCGTACGCCTGGGCGTTGATATGCCGGTTGCTGAAGTCGGCGTGCAGGTCGAAGGCGGCAGCGCCCTCGGTCTGGTACTTGGGCACCATCGCCCCCTCGGTCATGCGGACGAAGCCGAGGCGCTGGGTAAGGTTCATGCGAGTGCAGCTCATAGATTACTCCTTGGTGTCAGGTTCTTGGACGAGGACGAAACGCGGTTCCATGGTGGCCGGGACGACCCCCAGGAAGTTGCCCAGCGAGCGGACGTGGACGATCCCGTCAGTGGTGCCCTGATGGATCACTACCGCCGTGCCCTTGTCGTCATAGCCGATGGACACAACGCGGTACAGGCGTCCGCTGTGGTGCCGCCATATCTGACCCTCGGCCATCGGGGTCTTGGTCTCGAAGAACTTCATGGGCTACTCCTGGGCGCCGAAGCGCTGGTGGATGTGGTCGTAGTGCTCGCCGTCGTTGCCGTTCTGGCCGATGGCGTCGGCGCGTGCTTCGTCGAAGCCGTTCTCCGCGTGCTCGTCGGAAGCCCTGCCGACCAACACGGCCAGCAGACAGTGGAGCGCACCCAGCAGGCGGTTCTTGTTCTCCTCGCGCTCGCGGTGCAGCTTGTGGCCGAGTTGCTGCGCCACCGGGGTGGTGCCGTAGAACCAGTCCCACAGGTACTTCAGCGCGGCGGCCTGATGCCCCTCGTAGCCGTTCTCGGCGCACACTTCCTCGGCGGCGTACACACAGCTCGGGTAGACCACATACGGGTCATTGAGCATCGTCTCCTCGCGCAGGGCGACGAAGTGAATGGCCTTGCGGATGTCCTCCGGGCCGTTCTTGTCGCCGAAGCGCATGGCGTACTTCATGATCGCGAAGGTGCAGGCGTCGAAGCCGTTGTGCATGGCGATCTGCACGGGTTGCAGCTTCAGGCTTTTGTAGTGGCCCCCACCGACTTGGGTGTCCAGGGCGCTGGCTTGTTCGGTCATTGCGGTCTCCTTGCCCTTAGCGGCGTGCCAGGGCGTCTTCACAGGTGGATGCGGTGCACACGGTCTCGATGCGGGAGGTGTCGCCCTGGATGGCCTCGCGTTCGGCAAGGATCGCCAGGAAGCGGGTCTCGTCGATTACCGGGTGGTTGAAGAACCAAGCCTTTTGCAGCTTGGCGCCAGCGACGGGTGCCTTCATGCCGCGTACAAGGATGATCGGATGGCGACTGACCGAGCCGGACAGCACACCGCCCAGGGCCTCTACGCGAGCCTCGGCATCGTCGCGGGACATGCTGGTCAGCGAACCGGTCAGCACGAAGGTGGCGCCCTCCAGGGGCATCATGCGGTTGGTGATCGCCGGCAAACGGTCGGCCAGATGCGCATAGGGCTTGTGCTCCAGCAGAACGTCCATGTGCTCCGGCTCGGCCAGACCTTTCTTGGTCTTGCGTGCCAGGGCGTCCAGGTCAACGTCGGTCGGGAAGTCCCCGGCGGGCAGGCCGGTCGGCTGCTGGTTCGACTTCGCACGCATCTGGATACGCGCCAGCTCGGACAGGCCAGCCGGGGAGCACCAGCGGGCGATACGACCCTGGGCGCCGGGCACGCGGTGGAACTCGGTGCGCAGGTACATGGCGACACTGGTGCACACCAAGCGACCGGCGAGGCACAGCGCACACGCACGCTCCAGCGCTTCCTCAAAGCCGGTCGGCTCTTGCATCCAACCGATGTCGCTCTGCTGCTGTTCCTGCACACAGAAGCCCGGTTGCGCGGCAGGGATCGCCGGCAAGTACGGCGGAGTATTCTCGGCCAGCAGGCTTACCGGCTGCGGCTGCTCCAGGTTGTGGCCACGGCAGGCGTCCCAGGCGGGCATGTCGCTCGCAGACAGTTGCATCTTGGTGCCGGGGAAGGTCATCGCGGGGCGGTTCTTGGAGGCAGCGATAAAGTCCTTCACGGCCTGCGCGTCCATGCCCACCGGGTTGATCGACGTGTCCACGCGCACAGCCGGGTTCTCGATGATGTTGCCCAGGCGCAAGACGATCTGCTCCAGGTCTTTGGGGTGCATACGAACCGGGTTTTTGGACAGGTGGGTGTGCAGTGCTGCCGCGATGCGGTTTACGAGTTTGGTGATCATCAGATCAAGTCCTCTATGTCGTCTTCGACTTCAGGTTGGGGTGCGGCTGCCGGCTTGGATTCTCCAGCGGAACCGCGTTTCGGGGGTTTGGGTGCTGCGAACTCTTCCCCGCCGAAGAGTGTAACAATGTCCTGGATTATGGACAACAACAATTTGTCCAAAATATCGTACAAGGCGCGGTAGTAGGTACGCGAGTCGCCATCCTCGCCGAGGTTGTCGGCCAGCTGGTTGTCCAGGTCTTCCGGCCAGCGGATCGCCATGACGCCCAGGTCTTCGCGCAGCCTCATGCCCACGCCGTCGCTCGCACCTTTGCCTTTCCACACGACACCAAGTTGGACAACATCACGGTTTGCCAGGATCAGCTCGGCCTCGTCCGACTCCATGTCGATATCGCGGCCAATGTACACGTCGGACTCTTCGTGCCGGCCCTGCGCGGTCATGCGGTCGCCCACGTACCAGCAGTCCGTCTTGATCTTGCCCTGGGCCAGCTCGGTCAGGCATTGCGCCGGCCTGATCTTCACTGCGAGCGGACGCACCGGCAGGCTGCCCAGGACTTCCCGCAGGGCTGCCAGCACCTCCTCGCCGCGCTTGACCGCCATGTTGTCCACCATGATGTACGGCCCGACGATCAGCACCGTGACGATGGTGCGCTTCACGAAGGCACGCGGGAGGAACTTCTGGACAATCTCGTCCTTCAGCTGGTCGCGCTCCTTCTTGTAGACCTTGCGCATCTGCTCGGACTCGATGGCCTTGATCTTGTTGGTCAGCTCGCGGGCGATCACCTTGGAGGGAATGTCCTTGATCGCCAGCTGGCTGCGGATGATCACGGAGTTACCCACGACCTCGGCCAGATCGCCCTCCGGGTCAATCGGCGGCAGGAAGCCGAAGGTGGACAGCTCCAGCTCTCCGGGCTCGCGGGCCAGCTTGTTGTTCAGCGCGGCACACAGCAGATCAACCTTATCCGGTGTGAGCATCGCCACGTCATCAGTCAGGCGCCACACGCGGAGGCGCTTAAATTCTTGTGCCATTTTCGGTCTAGACCTCGTTTAGTTTCAGAAAACCTTGCAGCGCGATCCTACTCCGGTCGTGCCATCGGGTGCAACTCTTTGTTGAATTTCCGGCAGCCACCTGATAGGGCGCCAGGGGTGACTTTAGCCACCGGCTGACTCTCCAGGGGTGCCACGATTTAGGCACCGGACGGGTCTCCAGGGGTGCCGCTGTTACGCCGGCTGCCCCAGGGGCGCAGGTAGCCCGGATGCCTGGATAACGCTGGAGATTCCAGGGGTGCCCGGTAGCCCGGATGCCCTGGAAAAAGGGGGTCGGAGGCCGGCCTAGAGCCCTGGCGGCCCGGTAGCCCGGATGCCCCGTGGAGCCGCTGCGGCGGGTCTTCCTGGGCCGTTCGGGGGTCGTGTAGGGCCGTGGTAGCGGGTACGCGCTTACAAGTGGTTGCGGGCGTCCTGGCGGCCCTGTATCGTTGGCCCTGTTCCTCAGTTGAAAAGCTCCAGCGTCGGGCGCTGCAACGCCCCCAGGTCACACGCCAATAGCGGCCTAGGTACGGGCCTGGAGCCGTAACCCCCGTACTGGTCATACGGATTATTTGCCCGCTCCGCTCCGGCGAGCAGATACGACGAAGCCCCGCAGCCTACCCAGGTTCGCGGGGCTTTTTCGTTCCAGGGCTACCACTCCGGGTCTAGCAGGCCCAGGCAGTAGGCGGCCATGTAGCCGACCGAGGGAACCGACGCGGCCAGCAGCCACGGCCAGGACGGCGCCCACAGCACGAAGCCTACCGCCCCCACCGGCCAGCCTATCCCTAGCACCCAGTTCCAGGGGTCACGGCGCGCCCACCGCAACCGCTCGCGCCAGGGCGTCACAGCTTCGACCTCCGCAGCTCCAGCAGCGCGGCCAGTTCGTCGGTAGACAGGTCGGCCAGTTCGTCGTCCAGCTCCCGGCGGCGCTCCTCCTCGCGGGCGGCGTTGGCTTGTGCCTCCAGGCCGTGGGCGCGCAGGGCAGCCTTGCCGGCTTCGGTGTCGGCAGGGTCAACGGACAGATAAAGCGAGACCTCCCGGCCCTGGCGATCCACGAACACGGCGCGCCCGGACGGCTTCACGCGCACGGTAAACCATGCCTTGGTCAAGCGCTCCACGGTGTCCGCGTCGATAGCACCGCCGAAGGTGCCCCCGGTCAGTTTGGTGGCGTTGTTCGCATAGCTGCGGGTGTGGTAGCAGATATTCCGGGAAGTCATTGGCTAATACTCATATGGGTTATGGCGCGGGGCTCCAGAATGCACACCTCGAACCGGCCCCGGATGTCCTGGCCGGTGATAGCGTCCACGCCCTGGGCGCGCAGGTTGGCGGCGGTGCTCTCGCTTATGCGGGTTATGTCGCCGTCGTAGGGCTGGACGTTCGCACGGGTGGACAGCGCCAGGATGTAGACGAAGCTAGGGCCGGTTGTCATGTCCGCGTATTGTTGGGCCTCCTCGCGGCTTGGAGTGGCGTAGAAGCCCGCACACACGCGACCCGGTTTGACATGCTTGCCGCCCCCGCGGGTGGCTGTCACAGCTGCGCGGCAAAGCTCGGGATTGGTGCTGCCGTGATAAAGAATCATTGCCTAGCCTCCGGGGCAGGGATCAGGAAATAGAACAGGAACGCCAGGATAAGGGAGACGAACACGCCGCCCCAGGAACCGGAGCAGGCCGAATAGATCGCCGCCCCGATCATGCCGGTAAACGGGAGCCGTTCCACGGTCACGCCCCCGGCTCGAAGTCGAAATAAGTCCCGGTCAGGTCGTACCTGCTGAATTCCAGGTAAGGCACCGGAATAGCGTCGTACACGTCACGCCCGAAGGACTCCAGGCCGACGCCGCTGCCCATCGCTTGCATTGCGAGGTAGTGGCCGAAGGTGTCCGGGTTAAGGTCGCGGTCTTTGTTCGCGAAGTCACACCGGCACGCCTTCAGGTACAGAATGACGACCTTTTGCGCGAGGCTAAGGCCCTTCTCCGCGTAGTTCCATTGGTCGGCCAGCAGCTCGCACAACTTCAGGGCGGCGGCTTCGGCTGCGCTGTCCATCTGCTCCGGCAGCTGATCCATGATTTCCCCGCGCAGGGGCTCGCCGGCAGCTTCGGCTTGATCGGCATAGGCGGATGCAAAGAACGCCTTGGCCATGGCGGATCGGATGGCGGCGAAAGTTTGGGCGGTAGTGGTCATGTCGGTGGCTCCGGGGTAGGTTTCGGTACTGCCGAAGCCCCCAGTTAAGGAGGCGCGGCGGGTGTTGCGGTTGTCAGTCGATCACGCCAGCGGCGCGGCAAGCCTTCTCCCAATAACGCTGGCTGCGGGCGTCCTGGCCAGGGTGCAAGGACAGGGTTTCGCTGTCGCCCGTCTCCCGGTCGGTATCTGCCTCGGTAGTGAGCCAGCGCGGCACGCCGTGGCTGTCGCTCGGGTGGATGTAGCCGCCGTCGCGGATCAGCTCGACAGTCTCGCGGAAGCCGTGCGGGGCGTCCTGCCAGTTGTACCCCTGTTCGGCGGCCTCACCGGCCTGGGCGCTTTCCTCGGTCACAATTTCGTAGGTTTGGGACAGTTTGATCATGGCGGCTATCTCCTCGCGGTTCCGGGTTACAGGGTCACAGTGAAGGCGTTGCGCTTGTACTGAACCTTTATCAGGTCTTCCGAACGGTGGCCGCTGTGACCGGTGCGGGTGTAGTGGGCGAGGCTCAAACCGGCTTTCTTGAACGCGCTGATAAGACCGTCGGTGTAGTCGCCATAACCTACCTGCTCGCGGCGCGGCTCCCACTTGCCGGTCAGGTTCTCGACGAATCCGCCCTCCTCGGTGCTGGAGCCGACAAGGTGCTGCGCGGTCGGGTTGCCGTACACGTCGTGGGAGAAGTTTCTAACCCACGCCTCGACGAACTCCGGGCCGGCCTTGTCTGCGGCCAGTTCCTGCACTTCCTCCGCGTAATGCTCCAGGACTTCGCGGGCGACCTGCTCGCGGTCAGCCTTGGCCAGTTTCCAGGTGCCGTACACTTCGCGCCAGGACTTGGACGACTGGGCGGCGGCGACCATGGTGCCCAGGATGCGGCGGGCCTTGTCGGCATCGAAACGACCCTTCAGCAGGTGGCCGGCGAAGTTCTCGCGCAGGGATCGGGTGGAGTCATAGAACGCGCTATCGTTGGTCAGGAAAAGGACAGCTTCGCGAACGTCGGTAGCGTTGAACTGGGTGGCGGCGGTAGTAGCTTGCATGGTGTGTTTCTCCGGTAGTGGTGGGGCGTTTCCCCTTGGTGTGTGCGCATTATGTCCAAGTATCGGGACACCCGTCAACTACTTTTTTCACTTTTTCGCGAGAACGCCGAAAGCCCCGCATTTGCAGGGCCTCGGGGCTTATGGGTGGGTCAGGGTGTGTTGTCCCTGTCGTGATGTTTCCAGGCGTAGTACAAGGCTAGAGCCACGGTGCCGAACAGCAGCCCTAGCGGTATCCACTCGACGGCCACGGCTTACCGCTCCAGGCGCTTGCGGATGCGCTCCAGGCGCTTGGCGGCCTTGACCTTAGCCGGGCGCTTCGATTTCTTGGCGGCCTGTTCGTTGGCGATCAAGTCCCCGGCGTACAGCTCGCGGGCGACAAGGCGGCGGGCGTGGTGACGGTAGCCCTTGTTCGCCTGCTCGCGCTCGACCTCCTCCAGGCTTACCCCTTCGTCTAGCAGCGCACGGGCGCCGGCCACGGTCAGCGGGCGGGCCTGGACATCGGACAGCGCGACCCCGGCAGCCTTCGGCGTCATACCCAGGGACTGCGCGGCGGCTTCCACGGCTGGCGCCTGCTCGGCGGTGCACGTTACCGACCCGCCCCACTTGTGCGAGTCCTTCGGCAGGTTCTGCAACGCCGGGGCGCTGGCGCGGGAGGTTCCCGAGTGGGTCAGGACTTCGACCGAACGGGCGCCGATGGGCTCACAGGCCGCGCAGGCTTCACGCTCGCGCTGACGATACAGTTTCTCGACAAGGCGGGCGGTGTGGTGGTCGCGCAGCTCGGCGGTGTCGTAGTGTTCGTGTTTAGCCTCGCCGCCGAACTCTACGCGGTCGCGAGTCTTTTGCAGGCTGGCAAAGTGGCGGCGCTCGCCCTCAAGGACGGCGCTCCAGGTGGACACGCATACGCCGTGCTCGCGGCCCTTGGCGTCACGCATACCGAAGTTGTGTTGACGGCGGGACAGGTCGCGGGTGTCGGTGGTGGTCGGGTTGACATAGTTGGTCATGGGCTTAGCTCCAGATGCGGGCGGCCCCTACGGCCTGCCCCTACGCCGGAAGCCCCCAGTTAAGGAGGCGCGGCGGGCGTTGGTGTGGGTTACTTGGACAGCAGGGCGGACAGCTCGGCGATCAGCGCCGACAGGCGCCGGACTTCCTCGCGGAGAGCGTCCCCCAGTGACAGGGCTTTGCCTGGGCCCCCGCGCAGGTACTTGGCGAACTCCTTAGCCGCGAATTCGTCCAGCCGCTTGGCTTCGTCCAGGCCGACCGCGACAGGCATCTGACCGTTGGGCACGTTGACCCAGTGGACGAAGGCGCCGGCCTGGGAGACGACCCAGGTTTGCCCCAGGTAGCGAACGGGCATCGTCTCCAGGTGCTCCGCGTACATATCGCGCAGCTCGACAAAGCCGGACAGCTTGGCGGCCAGGGTGCCGGCGCCTTGGATCGCGAAGGCAATCGACGCGGCGTGCGCGGCTTGACTGAAGGCGGTGCGGACTGCGGACATAGGTCAGGCTCCTTACAAGTTGATCAGCACAAGGCCGGCGACAAGCGCAACGGTGGCCAGGGCGGCGAGTTTCATGGTGCCCAGCACAATGCGGGCGTAGGTGACGGCTGCGGGGTTCGGTGCAACTTCGCGGTAGTAAGTCATGGCCAGGGCCTCTAATCGTGTGGGTGTAGGCGCATTGTAGCGCAGTCCCAGGACTTGGACAGCTACCGCTTGTCGGGTTATGCGTAGGTGTAGGCGTCGAAGCTGTCCATCAGTGACGCCCACCCGTCCGGGTCGTCCTTGGTGAACGTGTAGTCGCATATGATGTCGTCAACGTTCCCGCACACCAGGACGACGCTGTGTAGGGCCTTCGGGCCGCCGCCGAAGTACACGCGGCTTTCGTCCAGGTTGAATATCAGTTCAAGGGCGGCCTTATCGCTGCTGACCTGCTCGCTTTCCTCGCCGTCCCAAACACTCACTACCGGCCAGCCGTGGAAGCGCAGGAAGGCCAGCAGGTTGGCGACTATGCGGCGCTCGGTCTTGGCGCCCGCCGGCATGGTGCGGCCCTTGTACAACTCGGCGTCAATCTCCAGGGCCGGGCACTCGACAGCGGAGAAGGTAGCCGGCTCCAGCTCGGTTACTGCGCCCTGACCCAGGAACGACGCTTCGGCTTGTTCGGACTGGTAGACGCTGCCCTCGAAAATCATCACGCGGAAAGCGTCCATAGTCGTACACCAGCGCGTCCCGTCTTCCGTCAATAGCGTTACCTCGCGGCTGTCGGCGTCCGGGCCTGGAGCGACCGAGCAGACAAGGCGGACAGGATGGCGCAGGCAGGCGCGTACACGCATACCCGGCAGCAGGTCGCGGGCCTTGATTCGGGTCACGCTGAAGTTGCTAGCAAACTTCGTTTCGTGCTCCAGGCGCAGCAGGGCCCCGGCTACCTGGAGAATGTGAGCGTGTCGGCTAGCGCGGAACTCGGCGGCGGTGTTCGCCGGGCCTTCGGTCATCACATAGTCAGCACCCACGCGGCTAGTGAAGGTCACGCCCTCGCCAGTGATCTTGTCGTGATAGCCCGGTGCGCTTGGCGAGGCTGCGGCGATAGCGTGGGCAACGCGGGCAATGGCGATACACAGGCGCTCGGCACCCTGGACAGCGGCCAGCTCGGCGTCTTCTACTTCAGCGGCGGCCCAGCAGCGCACCAGCTCCAGGCAATGCGACAGGCTACCGGTGTGCTGGGTCTTGTCCTGCGGCATGGTCACGCGGAAGTCGCCGCCCCAGCTGTCGTTTACGGTCAGGGCATACACAGCACCCTTGTACATCAGGTCAACCGGGCCCGCTTTGACATCGCTGGCGCGTACTTTCGTGATGGTCAGTTGCTTGGCGGTAGTGGTCATGTCTCGGTGCCTCGGTTAGTTGGTGTGCGCGCAGTATGTCCCAGGTCTTGGACAAGTGTCAACCCCCACCGGGCAAAGAAAAGCCCCGAAGGCTTTCGACCTCCAGGGCTCCGGCGTTCCCAGGTAGCAACACCAGCGGCACAAACCTTTAGCGCGCTAACCTTTCCTCCCAGGTAACGGGCTTGGGTGTCATCGGCAGGACGCCGCCCGCCCAGTACCAAACCCCCCGCCGTAGGTCGGCCCTGTACAGCGAGGCCCCCGTATCAATGAACGTCACCCAATACGCGCCGTCGCGCAGTCCGTCAGCCTTGTGCATGTCGTGCCCTCCAGGTCATCACAGGCCGGAGACCATACGCCCCAGGTGCGGAGCACGCAAGCGCAGCGGCGCGGGTAGTACCGACCGGAGTCAGGAACATACCAGGAAGCCCAACGTTCCCCCGCACCCCCTGGCACCTACCGCGAGGGATAACCCCGCACCCCTTGTCGGCGGAGGTTAGAGGGGTACGACATACCCAGGAACCGGGCACCCGTACAGCCGCGCCTATTGGTGGGGAGCCGTGCGCCTGGAGCAGCAGGGTAGCCCGGTAGCCCTAAGCCCCCAGGTAGGACGGTAGCCCGGTAGCCCGGTAGCCCGGTAGCCCTAAGCCTGGGCTGCACCATATGCACCATATGCACCATATGTTTTCCAGGTAGCCCGGTAGCCCGGTAGCCCAGGTGTGCCCTGCACCATATGCACCATATGCACCATATTAATTGGTTTCGCCCCTTCTCGGCGCTCGGTCGCTTGTTCAACCCTGGCGCCCGAGTGGCTTGGCTACGGGTCCCTCCCCCTGAGCAAGGGCCACCGGGAGCGGCG